AACAAGCGGGGCAATTTTGGGATGAAGAAAGAAAGGTTGACACAAGAAAGGAGTAATTAAACCTAACGCAAGTATAAAAGTAAGCTTGTGCGACCCGAAGGGTTACTTTTATATAGTGTTGAAAAAATGTGTAATTGTGTAAACATATCAGCCCAAACGTACGACAATGCTACGGCTTTAAGTAAGCCATTTGGAAGGGGTAACACCGTATCAATAGACAACTGTCTATTAGATGAAATTAAAAGCCTATGGAGTAAAGGCATAAAAACAACAGGGTGTTGTTGTGGGCACAACTATCTTCTGCCATTCATTGGTGTAGAACAAGAACACTATAACACCATGAGATCATTAGGCTATCATGAAATAAAAGATAATCAATTCACACCGCTATCGTTAATATTAATAAAAAAATAATATGTATAATAGTATAGAAGAACAGGAGGCCTTAGATTATCTAGAGACCGTCAAGAACAAGCAAGAGCCTTTCCGCCCCGCGAAGCACCTCATCATACAGAGCCATTAAATCTAGGCAGAGACTATACGGCATTTCAGTTAAACATGTGCAATAGTACATAGAAGTTAAAAAAAAATCAACACTCATGGCGAAGAAGAAACTAAGTAGTTACCAGAAGCTCAAAATTAAGATTGCCGAGCAAAGCAAGGAGATACACCAGCTTCGGAGTGCGATATACTACAACGACGAGTACTTCTTATCAATAGTCAAGAAGCAGTTTCAAATGGCTCTCGACCTAGAGAACGCAATGTGGAATGGAGACGTGAGCCTGACTCCAAGAAAGCCCGCTCAAGGATTTTTAGCACTTATAGATATAACAAGAGATAAAGAATGACTGACGCAATCCAAATCTACACAGATGGATCTTACAAGCACCTCCAAAAGAAAGGCGGGTTCGGGGTAGTCTTCATTCTAGGGAAGAGAATGAAAAAGTACCACTCAAGGAGCTTCGTCGATACAACCAATGTTCGCATGGAGATTCGAGGAGTCATTCACGCCCTTGAGAAGTGTAATCCGGGACACACGATTGATATCTACTGCGATAATGAACATGTTATCAATATGGCCAATGAGTGGCTTGACAACAACATCGCCAACAACACCATGTCCTCAAAAGCGAACATCGATCTATGGCGTAAGTTCTACCTCGCCAGAAAAGTACACCTGGACGGCAAGAGCAAGCTTAAATTCATTTGGATAAGGGGACACGCAGGCAACCCATTCAATGAGATGGCCGACAAGCTCGCCACCAAAGCATCAAGAAAAGGAAAACCAATCATCTGTAAAAGAAACACTTACACTTAATATGGCACTAGAAGTACAACCACTACACCGTCAGATAGGGATGATGAGAAGGTATCGCAACATGACCCAGACCGAACTGGCCGAAAAAGCCGGATGGAATCGAGGGTACTATTCCCAGTGGGAACGAGGCGAAGAAACAAATGCTTCCCAAGAGAAGCTAGAATCTCTACTAAAAGTCTTAAATTGCAAACTAATAGCAACACCTCTAGGATGAGCACAGAAACAGCAGAAGCCCCGAAGAAAGAAAACGCTAAGACCGGGTACAGCGACAAGGAATACCATTCACTGGTAACCTACCACGCATTATTTCAAATAGCATCTAGCCACATGGCCGTTGTCAATGACGCCGACATGCAGATTGAAAGATACTGGCTCAGGAAACGCCTTAAAGACGGCAACAGAGCCCAGCGTAGAAGCGCTGAGAAGCAAGGGTCGCTTCGAGTACTTCAGGTTGAGAGAAACCTCGAAAAGAAACTTAAATCACTTACCGGGCCAGTTGAGATATTCCTCGACAAGCTAGATGAGACCGAAGGTGCCGTCGAAGAGTTTGGTGGATACTCCAACTTCTTGAATGACGTGCTTACACAAGCCTCATACGTTCCGCCAAAGGATCGATTCAAGATGGTTCAGATTATGAGCATGGCTCGACAAGGGATGTTCGACGAAGCCTTCCAAGCTATTGTTGACAAGTCTAAGTCTGACGAGGAAGAGTAGTGGCTAAGGACTGCTTGAAGGGCGATTGTACTAACCCGAGATTCGGGAAGGGCTACTGTAAGTGGCATCAGTATCTTCGTACCGACAAGAAACCCAACAAGAAGAAATCTCTTTCTAAGCGTATAAAGCCTGTCTCTGACAATAGATTAGAACAACTGGCTAGATATCGATCAGAAAGAGATAAGTACATGAAAGCGCATCCTAAGTGTGAATACGAGGGGTGTGGGGATGACTCGACCGAGCTCCACCACAAAGGGGGTAGGAACGGCGAAAGAGTTTATCACGTCCCGTGGTTCATGGCTTGCTGCCATGATTGCCACATAATAAAGATTCACCTGCATCCAGCCGATGCACGAAAGAAAGGGTATTTGATATGATAAAAATTGAGATTAATGTAGGTAAGATTACCAACATCGAACAGCCTAACGCGATGCACATGGAGGTTCTTGAGCAAATCGTTCTAGGTAACGGTCATGCGCTAATCGCCAACAACCTCGGGATAACCATCCAGGCGGCTGTTTCAAGAAGACGAAACCTCCTAGGTATATTCGATGTCAAGAACGACACGATGCTGGTGTATGCAGCAATGAATAATGGAATTATTGATCTAAAAATTATCTAATGTTTAAGGTTTACCACATCGCAAAAATGCCGGACAGCGAATCAATAGAGCTAGGAATGACATTCAAGCTCTTCAAGAACAAATACTTCGCTAATGACATTCGAATACACTCATCAGTCCCAGCGATGAGAGCATACCTGCAAGGGTCTAAAAAGGACGTCATACTCTTTAATCTGGAGCACTTCACGCTATCATTTGTGAACGACCCAGAGCTAAAGGACGCACTTAGAGTTACAGCCGAAGAACGCCTCACAGCCCTGTTGAAATGGTGCTTCGACAATCAGGAGAGATACAAAAGTATCCTTGAGTTTGTTGATAGATGTGAGAGTTTTATGCTTACCTTAGTGAACTCGGCTTCCGGGAAACACCGAGAAGAGGCTATCATGCAATACAGGTTGCTAATAGGCTTCGTTAAAGCAGAACTAGAAGAACTCAAAGAAGGTGACAACAACGTTTCAAATAAAGCCCAATAGACTACAGTCACAGACGGACAAAGCCTACCTATTCAAGAGATTCAAAAACCACACCTTCTGGATCCCCAAGAGCCAAGTCATCTCCATGGAGGAAAAGGACGGATGGCTATATGTAACGGTCACAAAGTGGGTCTGGGACAAGGCCAACCTTCACAGGATTCTTTCTACCCTCAAAGAGCAGGGGGTCGTTCACTTCAGAGATAGAGGCTATTTCAACATTGACTGGGACTTCGTTATCGAGCACTCCAGAAACAAGGAGGTATGCTTCTTCTGCAGGCTCCTCATGCTTCCCAACAAAAAGACTAAAGACCACCTCATCCCGAGCATGGTTCTCAAGGCTTACGGTATCAGCAACCTGCCTAACAACAAGGTTCCTTGCTGCTATGATTGCAATCAAGAGAAAGCCTACCTCATGCCTGACGTTTTCCGGCGCTTAGTTCGTCTCAAACTACATGAGACCGGCGACCGACGATACGAAGAAATTCTAATTACACTAAATCGACTAATCTACTATGGAACTAACGAAGACATTGGAGGAGGCAAAGAAGTTCATTAGACGAGGCTTTCGTAAAGGATGCCACTGTCCAGCGTGTGGGCAATACGTCAAAGAATACAAGAGACCTCTAAACTCAGGGATGGCCAGGATTCTGATCGAAATGTACAGACTTGGAGACTCCGAGTACCATCATGTCAAAGACCACCTTCGAAAGAACAGCATCAAGAACGGTCATGATTGGACGCTGCTGAGGTTCTGGGGACTCATTGACCCTATGATTAAAGAGGAGGAAGACAAGGGCGCTACGAAGCTCGGACTATGGCGTATCACCGACCAAGGGAAGGCGTTCGTTAGGGGAGAGATTAGAATTAGCCGGAGAATTCGAATGTACAACAAGAAGATGCTGGGATTCGAGCCCAATGAAATGACTACGATCCAGGAAGCCCTTGGTGACCACTTCAGTTACGAACAACTTATGATGTAATGAAAGCACACTTCACATTTACCCCAGTAGAGGGACACACGACCAGAGGAATGGCCAAGGAGCTCATCATGAAAACTGAGTTTCGCTCCTATATGTTCGAAAACCTTAACACTGAACTCATTGTTACCATTCAGCCCAAGGTCAAATCACAAGAGAAGCTTCGCATGTATGCCTACTACCGAGGTCCACTACTAGATGTGGCTATGATGGGGCTAGTGAATGCTGGTTACGAGGGAATGGACAAGGCTAAGGCTCACTACTTCCTGAGCTCATATTGCGCCAAGGAGATGATGATTCGTAAAGGTGAAGAGTTTCCATATATCCTAAGTGTTGGAGATATGACCAAGAAGCGACTGCACAAATACATCGTTGACTGCATCCACTTCATGGAAGCCAACCTAGATATTAGAAGCATCCCTGATGCTGAAGAGTACAAGAACGCCGAAAAGTTCGGTGAAGGATTTAAGAAAGTTGAAAACGAATAGCTATGATTTTTAAAAAGATTGGGGTAGTATTTCTCTGGATTTTTTACGTGCTTATCACGAACAAGGAGAGGCATGAATACCTACTCGCAAAAGAAAGGGGCCACAAGGTGTCAGACCTGAAGAACGGCATCTTCTCAGGCACTATTAAATGCCACATAAACGAACCCGTTCAAAAAAGAGGGTACTTGAACTGGAAAGAGTTTAAAGAACTTCGCTGGCCCAAATAACTCAATTATTTTTCTATCTTTACTGGCTCAGATCAGCAGACTTTATGGGAACACTAATAACGAATAAACACGGACTTCCTGACGCTATAGTTAGAGCCGTAATGGTGGACAAGCACCGAACCTATGGAGACATCTCAGTTACTCAACTTATCGATGCTCCCCAAGTAAGAATCCTAAAACGACAGAACGACTTTGAAGTAGACGCCATGGACATGATATGGGCCGTCATGGGCACAGCCGTGCACAAGGTTGTCGAGCTTGGAGAGATTAACCAGGTGGAAGGTCAGAAGCTGTTCGAAGCCAAGGCGGTCCTAGAAGACATGGGGCAGGAGAAGGGCGCTGCATACATCCAAAAGATTATTGAAGAGAACTTCCCGGACGCATTGAATCCTGATGTCCTAATGGAGAAATCTCTTACCATTGAGGTCGAAGGTATGGTCATTTCCGGCACCCTCGACAAATACACCAAGTCATTAGAGAAGCTTTCCGACTACAAGAACTGTAGTGTATGGATGGCTATCTTCGAAGAGTCCAAAAAGAAGTGGTACGCGCAGCTCAACACGTACGCATACATGCTTCGAATGAACGGACTCCCAGTTAAAGAGGCTGAGATTGTCGCCATTTTCCGCGACTGGTCTCCTAACGGCCTAATGCGAAGCAGAGACTACCCAAAGCACCAAGTTCAAACGATTCCCATCCAGCTCTTTGATGACGCTACAATGGACAAGTACCTCCGAAAGAGAGTCAACATCCACAAGCAGGCTCTTCTAGGTAACGTAGCTCAATGTACAGGAGCTGAGCGATGGTCTACCGAATCCAAGTACGCTGTAATGAGAAAGGGCTACAAGAAGGCTGTGAAGCTTTGCGCTTCTATGGCATACGCTGACCAGTACATGCACGAGAACCGGAACAGGTATTCTGATATGTATGTGCAGCACCGACCGGGGGAAGACAAACGATGTGAGAGATGGTGTCCAGTGAAGGACAAGTGTCCACAGTATCAAGGAGCATTGAATAAGATCGCTGAAGACACTAGCGATGGAACTATTAAATAACCGACAACAAACGACTAAATGCAAGAAGAAGGTATCAAAATACTCAAGGCTGAGATTACGAATTTCAAGAACATCTCTCACAAGACAGTAGTCTTCGAAGGGCGCTCAGCTATTATCATCGCTCCAAATGCCGGAGGCAAGTCCAGCCTTATCCAGGCGATTCAATCTCCTATCAACTCCAAAATAATCCCTCTGCAACCAGTTAAGGAAGGTGAGGAAAGAGGCTCAGTAGAGCTTCTAGTGGGCGGTAAGTTCAAAGGAGAGAGCGTCAAATACAACATTGGCCTATACTTCTCCCCTGAGCATCAGAAGGGGCGTATCACTATTACCAACGAAGACGGGGGTAAGGTTCCCGGCGGTAAGAGTGTTATTAACGACATTGTAGGCAACATCAGCTTCAACATGATGGAGTTCCTTAGGCTGGCTCGTACCGACGCTGGCGGAGTTTCCGACGCTGGTCGTAAGAAGCAGGTGGAGATCCTAAAAGCCTTACTTCCTGATGAGGTTGTCGATAAAATGGCAGAGCTTGACGTTGAGCGTAAGAAGGTTTACAATGAGCGGTCAACAGTCAATGCAGAGGTAAAGGTTATGAAGACCAACCTCGAAGGGCATGAATATACACTGGAAGACATTGAGAACTACTCGACCAAGAAGGACGGCGAGGCTATCAGAACTCAAATTAACGGGCTTTCCACCTATATCGAGAAGCACTCGAAGGCTACCTCAGCTCAGGCTAGGTTCATGGAGACTATAAGCTTCAAGGAAGAGCAAATAGCCTGCCTTCAGAAAGAGCTGGACGTGGCTAGACATAATCTAAACACTACCAATGAATGGCTCCAGAAGAATGAGAAGCCAAGCATCGGGTACCTATCAGCTCAACTCAAGGACATCGATGACCACAACGCAATCTGTGATGAAATTGCCAAGCTAGAGAAGTCTAGGTCCGACATGGACACTAAAAGCGCTGAGTCCGACAAGAAGACTGAGCGAATGAAGGAGATTGACAAGGAGAAGGCCGAAGTGTTTGCTTCCAGCCCTCTACCAGTTCCCGGATTAGCGTTCGACGAGAACATGGTTACCTACAAAGGACTTCCTTTGGATGAAGACCAGCACTCTACCGCTATGCTTATAGGGATAGGTATTCGAATCGGGATGGCCATGAATCCAAACCTCAAACTACTGGTCATCAAGGACGGCTCGCTCCTGGATCGTCAGACGCTGAGATTCATCATGAAGATTTGCGAAGAGCAAGGCTACCAAGTCCTAATCGAGAAAGTTGATTTCGAAGGCGAGAACGAAGAAGTAACAGTTGAATTTACAGAATCAGAAGAGATATGAAAGCTATAAGAGACAAGATTGACCTATCCATCCACTTCATGACGAAGATTGGAATCAACACTAAATACGGCGGACTAGCCCAGATAGAGCTCGAGAGAGCCAACAACTGGGTGACTCAGCTCTACCATATCAGCAAGCTCGACTATCCGAGCCACGACCAGACTGGTATTGAGTTTCCCGAGGACTACAGTAAGTTCGATTACATCAAGGACAATCGCAAGAGAATCCAAGATACTGTCAACGAACTCGTGAAGCTGTCCGTCTCTAACCCACAGGTTCAGATGATTTCTATGCAAATCATGACAGCCCTAATGGAAGCGAAAATGTGGCTGGGGAATCAGTTAGACATGGAGACTAAAATTCAAGCGCTTTCAGGAGGGTCTATTGCCCCTTCTCACACTGACAAATAATATTCTTACTAGGCCAATGCAACCATTCGATATACTCGACCGATACAGGGTGCGCCTGTTTAAGAACCACTGGCTAGATAATGAGTTTGAAATAGCTCATTGTCTAGGCTTTGAATTAAACGGGAACATCATTACTGTAGACATCAGAAGGACTTACCCTGAAGCTCTACTTGAGTTCATCAAGACCTCCTTCTCTATAGTAATGCTTAGCGCTCAGTATCAGGCTTATCGGACCGGATTTTTCAATCATCTCAAGAAGATGTATGTGGATAGTCGAAACGAGTTCAAAGCGAACTACGAGGCAAAGCTGAATTATCCCAACGATCTATTCATGCACCAGGGACACACGCTGGCGGTGAGCATCTACAATCAATGGAACTACTGGGCTTTCGAACAAGGGCTCGGTAAAACGATCACCTCAGCAACCCTCTCGAAGTCCATGTCGGTGCCAAGGACAATCATTATATGCCCAGCGCTGGTGAAGTGGAACTGGTTCCATAACATGACTGATGACTGGGGGTTCAATCCTATTCTATGGACGATACTTGATAGCAAGAAGAACAAGTGTGTATACGCTTTCCGCGAACGGTTTGTAGTAATCAACTACGAGATGATTAGCAAGTTCTTCGACTACCTCAACAGAGACGTCATAGGACACATCATCATCGATGAATGTCATTACATCAAGAACCACAAGACCAACAGGTTCAAAGCTGTTGAGAAGCTGGTCAGAAACAATCCTAAAGCTAGGGTTACTCTTCTTTCTGGTACTCCAGTTACAAACCGGTCGATTGACTACTTCGCGTACTGCAAGCTTGCTGGCCATCCTTTAGGTAAGAACTTCGCTAAGTTCAAAAAGGATTATTGCCTGAGTAGTTCGACTAGAGGAGGCAACAAGGTCAGTGGGTCAAAAAACATTGGTGACCTAAGAATCAAGATGTCCAACTTCATGATTCGAAAGAAGTCAGAAGAGTGTATTGATTTACCGGCCTTGATTATCAAGAAATACTACTTCGATGTAGGCGAGCTGTCCTCAGAGTACAACGATGCTTTGGAAGAGCTCTACATGGCCAAGAAGAAGTACGAGTCTGCAGAGCAGAAAGAGAAGGCCAAGCTTCGTCTCACGATGAGCGCTAACATCCACTCACTCAACAGGATAATGGCCACCAGCAAAGTGCAGCCCATCAAAGACCTCATCAATGAGATTAGAGCTGAAGGGCGCAAGGTGGTTGTTTTCTCAGGATATACAGACCCGCTCAAGATGCTCGAACAGGAGTTTTTAGGCAACTGCGTCCGTATCGCCGGAGATGTAGGCTCCCACAAGAGACAACAGCTCATTGACAAGTTTAAGAAGGAAGATGACTGCTTCCTGTTCCTGGGGAATTTCCAGGCTGCAGGAATCGGGATTAACCTGACCAATGCCAATGATGTGATATTCATGAACTTCCCTCTTACTCCTGACCAGCTAGAGCAGCCATACAAGCGTTGCCACAGGATAGGCCAGAAGGAAGCTGTTCGGGTTTATTACACGATCGGTAAAGAGACTATCGATGAGCATGTGTTCCGAATTATCGTGGACAAGAAGCGAGACATTGACGAACTCGTTGACAAAGGAAAGCAGGGAGTTGTTCATTATGACAACCTCCAGGGACAGCTATTCAGTAGCCTGTTCAATGATTACGAGAAGATGAAAGGCATCCAATCGACAACACCACAATTTCAAAAAGTATGAAATTTGAATTAGAAAAATGGAAGTCTTTGCTCGGTAAAACCGTAAGAGACGGAAATGGGAAGTTTGGCACCTTAAAGGGGCTAACACTTGACGGAGACCTGTTAGTAAATGAATTTTGGTGGTATCACGACCAAGTAAATGAATTCGTAGACCCTAACCAAACAAAATTATTCGAAGATGAAGATAACGGCCAATAGAGAGTCACTCGTAAAAGTCCTCGACGTTGTAGCTCGTGGGATTGAAAAGACAACTATTCACGCTTGGGAATGCCTTTACATGACCGTAAAGGGAGACAAGTGCTACATATACTCGAGGTCTTCGGACATGCAAATCAAAGGATACATCACAGTTGAATCTAGTGAAGACTTTGATATGTGTGTTCCGGCCCAGGTGTTCTGCCAAACCATTAGGCTTCTAGACTGTGAGAACGTTATAATCACTTCGAAGGTAACTAAGAAGGAAGGCTCTGCAGACCACTACATGACCATCATTTCTGTCAAGGGCCAGAAGAGAAAGTATCGAATCTCCAGCATTAACCCGAAAGAGTTCTCGGTAGTCACCATGGACAAGGAGAAACTTAAAGGTTTCCCGATCTCAGGAGAGGCGTTCGTAGGAGCCATGACAACATGTAGCCCGATTGTGAACCCGAAAGACCTTCGTGAGATGATGTCAGGAGTGTCTATAAAGACCGTAGACGGCGTTGTTGAGGTTTCAGCTACAGATGGAACCGTGATATCCAGAATGGGCCTACACGTCGAAGAAGAGATTCCAGAGATGATGATTCCAAAGCGTACAGCCATGATGTTGGACGGTGTTGATATTTCCCCGCAAATCAAAGTAGGAACGGATGGCAACAGCGTTCTAGTTCAGAACGGACCAATTACATTCATCGCTAAGCTCCTATATGGGAAGTATCCACCAGTGAAGGAGTTCTGGAACTTCCTCAAGAAGGACAACTTCGTGTGTATATCCCGAGTTGAGATGATGAACACCCTCAAACGACTCAACCTGTACTCGAAGAATGAATTCAACTCGACTAAAATGGTTTCAAAAGAAGGAGTCATAGCCCTTACGGCTGTGAACGAATTCGAGGAGAACTACGCATACGAGGAGCCGGAGATAATATCCAACACGCTCGTTGATTGTGCTACCGCCTTCAACTCTAGATACATGCTCACTGCTCTCGACAAGATGGAGTCCGATGAGATTCTTGTTCACACTGAAGGCAATAAATCTTCTATATTCCTATTCGAAAAGAACGGGTCAAAAACACCAGAGCAGATGTGGCTAATAGCCCCTGTGTCAATAGGGAAAAGAGATAATTAATGGATCACGCAAGATGTAACATATTCCCCAACGTATGGCCTAAGGCATGTACACACACCGTGTACGCCCTTCGGGTTATCGAGGGAATCCAAGAGGGGAGGTGGAAAGAGCCGATTGAACGGCTAAGAAGCATAGACCCGAAGGACAAGGATACTGTGAAGAAAGTAAAGTTCAGGCTCCCATGTGTTACGTTTTCCGGAGTGTTCTCCCCTGAGAGATTCGACGACAAGCTCATTGAGTACTCTAACATGGTTGTTTTAGATGTTGACGATATCAGCAAAAAGGATCTCGTTCGATTCAAGAGGGAGCTCATGAATGATGAGCATGTAGCTTGTTTCTTTGATGGACCAACCAAGGGTGTTAAGATTTTGTTCCATGTATCAACGGAAGCCAAGGAGCACAAACTAGCTTTCTTCGCCCTTAGCAACTACATCAAGGACAACTACGATATCATTATCGATAGGAGCGGGAAGAACGTGTCCAGGCTATGCTTCGTAAGCTACGACCCTGACCTGTACTACAATCCTAGCTACAAGATATTCGAAATCAAGCACGATGATTCTCAGAGGGAGATGTTTAGCAGGGTGTTTTCCCCGGCCAAGCTTCCTAGCAGTGTCGTTATGTCATTCGATATGAGCCACATTTTCGATACTTGCATCAAGATTGTCAAGGCGAGCAGCGTAGGGTCGTATCACCAAGGGAATAGGAATAATTACATTTTTGCCCTAGCTTGCACATTGAATCGTGCAGGCATGGATGAGGAGCACGCTTTAGCGATGATTTGGAACAAGTACTCGTCGCTGGACTACAAGGAGCTCCAGGGGAGCGTAGGCAGTGCGTACCGCCACAACAAAAGTGAATTTGGATCCAAACCAATCACTGAGAGAAGGTCAAACCAAGGAGATTTTTTTAGAGTAAGATGATACACATAGGAATAGACCCCGGAGCAGACGGGGCAATAGCAGTTCTAGACGAAAACGGGAAGATACTTTACCGCGCAGGGTTCCCCAAAATTGGCAACAAGTTCGACCCCCACGGTCTGAACAAGATTATCAAAAAGACAAAACAGAAGTATCCCGACCACAACTTCACCCTGGAGCTGATAGGGATTATATTCGGAGTCAGCAAGAGTTCAATGGTTTCCCTCTCAAAGAATTGCGGACAAATTGAAGGGATTCTAATTGGTAACGAATGCCGTCATGCCATGGTTCCTCCAAAGGAATGGCAGAAAGAAATGTGGAAAAACATCAAACCAATCCGAAAGGCTTCGACCAAGAGAAAGAAGGACGGAACCCCAGCTATTGGCTCGGTAAACACCAAAGCAACATCCCTATTAGCCGCCAAAAGACTATGGCCAACAGAGGACTTCTTGAGAACCGAAAGGTCTACCAAGCCTCACGATGGGATTATAGACGCTCTACTACTTGCCGAATATTCTCGACGGAAGTTTTAATTCTCAGTATGAATCGTTACATTTGGGAAACCAAAAGAAGGGCAGATGTTCATAGAAGTAAATAAGATTGTAAAGGATAAGAAGCGGGATAACACTGGCAACGACGTGAGAAACCCTCACTCGAAGAAGTTCGTCAGAGATAAATCAAAGATCGTATCGGAAATGATAAGCGGCGGCGAAATCAAGTCAGCTAGGCCGTGGCATAAAAGCTCCTCAGACGAAGCTGAGTTCCCAGGTATCGACATGACACTCCTCTACATGAAGGGAGACTCCGACAACAGCGACAACAGTAGTGACGACGAAGACGAGAAGAAGAAAAAGAAGAAATCGAAACAGGCCGAGATTATGATAGCAGAGAAATATCAGGACTTCATGAAGAGACTAGGCGCAAAACGCCTTAAGGATGATTGACGGAAACACTCGAAGCACTGGGCAGAGACAGCTCAATAAAGACTATCTTGACATTATCGTTTCTTCATCTGAGATCAAGAAACTTATCAAAGCCAGAGCCGAAGCGCTCGGCCTAGACCTATTCAAGGTCGCCAAAGAGGCCGGAGTCAGCTACAGAGCTTTCAAGAAACAATACCTACAACAAGACCAGCCAATGTCTAGCCCTCAGCTACGACAGGAGCACATCATAAAGATTCTCCAGGTGCTGGGAGTGTTGGTAAAAATAACAGTGGTCGAAACTCCGCTCGACAAAATGAGCGAGACCTACATTAGTTCAATCCGAGACAAGTACTACATTGACCATGGAAGTAAGTAGCGGCATATCGAAGATAAGGCTGCTTTTAAACGACCCTAGAGGCGAAAAGGTATGTCTTAGTGATATTATCGAGAAAGTCTCCGACATGTCTCCTGACGCAGCGAGCTTGGAGATTCAGAACACTAAAGCGGCTGTCGCGAGACAGAAGCGGCATATCAAGGAACTCAAGACCTTGATAGACCAGTACAAGGCTCGAATGAGTGATGAGGTGTATCCTGAAGTGGAATACGCTCTAGCAAGCCGTAAGAAAGGCAAACCGAGAGGTCGTCAAGAGAATATCACCGAATTCAATGAAAAAAGAAAATCAACAAATATCTAACAATAAAACAAATCAACATGAATAGAGATGACTACACCGCTGTAGGCGGCGGAAACGGCACCACGTGGGAGCCAAAGCAAACTGGAAAGAAAAAGGACAACAACCTTGTTGCTCTTGCTGCAGACGAGAACTCTTGGGTTCAAGGGTACTACCTTGGGACTGAGCACGACCAAGGTCCGGACAAGAACTCACAGGTTCACAAACTTAAGCTTGTAAAGGCTGGTAACCCGGCTCACCTTGCTGGAGACCCAGCAGATACAAACGGAGAAATCAGCATCTGGGGTACAGGTGTGCTAAACGACAAGTTCACCAAGGTTCCTGTAGGAACGTCAGTGATTGTCGAATGGAAAGGGAAGCAGAAGCCCAAAAAACAAAGTGGTAGAGAATACCATGGGTGGGAGCTTCTTCAGAACCCTAACGATACAATCGATTCAGGGAACGCTTTCAAGCCTAGCACAGAGCCAGCTCCGGCTGTTGCCCCTACAAGTGAGGCAGCTCCTGTCGAAGGTGCTCCTGCAGTCGCAGGGGCTCCAGCGGTCAACCCTGAAGACGACCTACCATTTTAATAACCTGGTCCCTTCGGAGGCCAATTAACACTACTTGAAATGACTAGATTACATTGTAAAGTAAAAGACAGCGATGACCTGAAGGATTTATTCGAAGGGATTTGCGAAGACCTGCAGCTTGACTTGGAAGAGACCAAGAAGAAATGCAAGGTGAAGGTCAAGGTATCCCTGGCCTCGATCTGCCAAATTTGTGAAGCCAATGACTTGTTTATGCAAGTGGACTTCCCAAACAACAAGATTTCTGTTTACCTGAAGGATTTTGCGCCTAGCGCATTAGCTCCTGAAAATAACGAGATCCTTGGGCCTGTGCTTGAGGAGCAAACAGAAGAAGTTGTTGATGAAACTGTAGAAGAACCAACGTCTGATATCCCTCCAGTAATGGAGATGGATGATGATGAGGACGATCTACCGTTTTAACCTAGGAAGCGCTAACAGTAACTGTCATTGCAGGAACTGTTGGCGTCTCTCCTTTTTTCTTTGCCTTGTTGAACATGTGAAGTTCTTTCAGTTTATCAAAGGCAGTGTCGGTTTCAGAGTCTCCAAAGACTAACTCTCGGTCAGTCCACTCATTATCGGAGAACGTTTTACCGTCGCTCGAAGGACGAATCTCAGTCCAACTCAAATTCCATCCATTTTCAGCCTCAGTCAGCCTAATCCTCTTTAGCTCTTTTACGTTTGCCGTGTCGCTCATGATAACTCCTTTTTATTTGTAAAAAATTTCTTCTTAACCCTGCCTACAATCCACTTAGCGGCCATACCACCAATGGCACCGGCAGCGCCTAAAACAAATGCTTTGAATACCACTCCAGCTAAAGCTCCACCAGTGACGGCTGCAATAACGTAATCTCCTGTCTCGTTCCAATTTACCCTGTGCATTATTCGATATTTTTGTTACTACTTAATAACTTACAACTCCTCTTTTTTTCTCTCCGTTCCGACCGGCCCTAGCCCTCGAATATACTTCATGAACTTTGAAGTGTCCTCGTGTACGATTGGCCATCTTCCGTTAAAGTCTTCTACGCATTTTTGAAGCACCTTTGCATCGTGGTCTTCGATTTCGAAAACATCTCCAACTTCCTTGTCTTTCAAAATGCCTATGACGCGAAGTCTTTCATCTATTTCGTTCTCAAAGAAGCCTTTGCCTGATGTAGACTTCAAGCATTGGATCATAATTTCACCATAATGGTGAGTTCCAACTAGCGCCGCTTCTCCACCTACGATTCCGTACTTCTCAATCTCTGTGTTTTTGATTTCAATCTTAGTCATCTGATTCTGGTTTTGTTTTACTCAAAAATAAGGAATTAATCTTCCTTATTAAAAGTAAATCCACCAAACCACCTAACCCCTCGATATCTGGTACGATTATCAAGGTTCATCCAACTGATTTTTATGGTTCCTTTAGCGGCTATAGACCACTTATACATCTCCAAATCAGCAAATTTTCGAGCCTGGTAGTTGCCCACGTCACCCACAAATAACCTCTTTCGATACAGGTAGTCATGAATAAGGGATGCAATCTCATGGTCTCCATCAGGAGGAAGGATCGCCCAGAAAATTCTTGGCACACTTGATAAGTCCCATTCAAACCCCTTAGGGATAGTAATGGTTCGACCATTAGAAAGTCGGATGTTGACGTCTTTAAGTAACTTGTACTTACGCCATTTGTCTGTCGGGTGATAAAGCCTCTCCTTCTGTATTACTCCTCCGCACTCTAGCCTCTCCCGAACGTTATTGAGGGCTATATACATTTCGCTTGTTTTAAATCGTTTCTGGCGCCTTCTCGGTTCCTGGAGCAGGTAGATACTCGCAGGAGTTTTTTAGGAAGTTCTTAAGGAAGACCTCAATAGTCTCCCTTGTCGCATCCATGGCAATGTCAGTTTCAGCCCAATCAAATTGGTATGATTCACCAACAGATGAAGCGAAAGCAATCTCTGTGCGACCTTTTGTGGCGTCCGACTTTAGTTTGTATCTGTGAATACTGCAAGATTCTACCGCAGCGTCCGCTTGTTCTTGATTGAAGTTTGCCATTTTACCAAGTGTTATCAATTACTTTCAGCAGTTCGTCTGCCACCGAGTCAGGGGTATGTCCTGTTCTAAATTTGCTTGAGTCAAGACCCCTAAATCCCTTTCCGTTCGCAAACGGAGTGCCTGCCGTCTCGTCAATGTAGTCTTTGATGGCAACAACCCCATCGTTTTCCTCAGACTCCAAGCCCTCAACGTACATTCTGGTCATCCTTTTCGACTTAACCGGATTTACAAGCTCTTTTGTTAGGTCATGGATATCAATAACCGTGTCCTTTGTTATCTGGTTTAGATCTGCAAGAACTCCTTTTGCGTAGGCGACGTCTAAGACTCTCCGGAACACAATAGCTTCCATTATCTCAAGTCTCTCCTGGCGAACGGCCATCGTCCAACATCTGTATTCGTGAGCTTTTACACTCCAATATCTATCATCGTTTACTACTTCCAACTGGAAGTCTTCTTTTCCTACAAGGAACCAGTGAGTAGCTATTGATTTTTCTTCGTCAGTTAATAAGTCAAACTTCGCTTGGTCCTCTACGTCTGCAGGTGCCGTTACTTGCATTTTAGCGTAAACGGCAGTTTTTAACTTCCCTCTCACGCACTTCTTGTCATACCAACCGCTAATGTTGATGTCGATTCCTTGTACACCGTAACGCTCAAGCTCAACAATATCCGTAACCTCAACATACCCGGAAGGGGTAGGTGTTGCATCGTCTTGAACTTTGACTGCTGGGTAATCTCCTGTTGATTCCTTGTAAATCTTCATGGTCGTCTATTGAGGGTCATTATATGGCCTCCACATAAGAGACGTTGTGTCGTAATAAATTGTGTAAGCACCGGTTTTTTCAATGGTGACATCGGCCTTAAACAAGAACCTGTTGGCTACCGCACTTCCTCCGTTCAGTTTCTTGAGCTTAATTTTTTTGCTGGCACTAATGTTCGATATCGTGACAATGTTTACCGTGGCTGTTGCCGAAGGAACTATGCCTGTTATCTCCACATCAGCCGTGCAGTCGACTCTAAGAACTGACTTTACAATTTCTCCAGAAACACGAAATCCAGTGGGGTCGTAATCGTCCTGGTTGGAAGACAAAGTTGCTGGAGTCAAGATAGCGCCAGCCCCTAGAGAAATCGAACCGTTAAATTCGAAATCATCAAGATCATCCTGGGTTACTACCTCAGTATTGCTGTCGATTGATCCTACTCGCATTGCCATAACTCTACTACTTTAATTCGTGAACAGGGATTGAAGGAACAACCCTTGCCTCCATCTTTTTTGAAATCTTGTTCGCCTGTTCTTGTGCTAACTTTTTTGTCTTGTAAATAGTTGGCTTACCAGCCTTGCCAACCATGATTCGCTCACCACCTACTAATACTTTGATACTGAAACCCATATTTTTTAGTTTAATATTCCTATTGATGCAAGGTCTGTGTAAATAGCAAACACAACATCTCCTAATTCGTCTAGCGTAAAAGTACTCAAATCTATGGATCGATCAATGACTCCGTTTGTAATCGTGTACGTCTGACCTGAATCTAAATCTGATTTGAACGCAACCTTCTCCCAGCTTCCGCCTTCATAGCCCCATATTCCTGTTTCTGTGAAAGTAGCATCTGTTGTCGTCGCTCTGGACATCATGCCTTCTTCTCCTGTCACACCAGAAATAGTTGCGGCAGCAGCGCCTCTGAATCGAAGGATAGAGTTTCCAAGGATGTCAAGAGCCACACCTGATGTTGCTTGGTCTGTTGTTAAAAGGTTCAGATTGCTTATGGCAATACCGCTAGTTCCAACATTCATTCTACGACCTGTGCCGGTGCTATTTGCCCATAAAGTTATTCCGTCTCCAGAACCAGCCTTTGCTGTAATCTGAGCTGAAGCCCCTGAGCCTGAGAAGTTGTATCCGTTTGTGTCTCCAGTTAAAGCGTCGTGTCTGAACCCGTGAACGGTTCCAAATCTTAACCCGTTCGACCCAAGATTTCTACCTCCGTTTGTTAGTGGCCCCAGGGCTAAACTTGAAACAATGTGCTGATACCCGCTATCTTTGAATCCTCCCGAACCATCAGCAAACTGTAATCGATTATCTACTCCTGCCGAACCCACAATATCGCTAGTCATTGCTACTGTTCCTCCTTTATCAGGAAGCGCCCAAGTGTGGCTACCAGTTAAAGCAGTGTTGGTAAGAATCCCTTCTCTGTCAGTAACTCCGTCTAAATGATAGAATCCTAATCGATCGACGTAAGCCGTGTTGTCGGAGAGAACTTTAGCTCCAATGGTTCCAATAGCCGCAGAGTTAACAATTCCTGCTACAAACGTCGTATTTTCTGTAGAAATCGACACAGGGTACTTGTCTGTACTATCAGTAGTTTTCGCTGCTGCTGAGTTGTCAAATATGATTAAATCCCCTACGGTTATACCTCCTACTGGCTTCGCGCTCAGCTCTAAGTCTTCACCTACAATTCCGTTTCTAAGTTCAATAGATTTTGAACCTCCAGTGTTGTTGAATGCTAAGAACTGACTATACGCAGCGCCCCAGATTCCCACGAAGTCAGGATACATCTCAATACCGGTTTCACCATAAGAAAGTCCATCAGTGGCAAGTACAATAGAATTATCTCCAAAAGGATTTAGGTTAAGTTCACTCCCTCCGCTGGCCGAAGCGTACACTTGGCCAACCGTCATTTGAATGTCATTCGCTCCAGAAACGTTTCCTACAGCAAGGACAGCGCTAAGAGGGGCCGACCCTGCAGCTAAATCAAAATTACCAGTAAATGGGTTAAACTTGAACATATTCTAAGTTCTAATTACGTTAATAAGTCTGTCGCTTGCATCGTAGCTCATTGTCAGGGTGCCTACAGTCGAAGCTAAAAGCTCATAAACAACAGTGTCAATTTCGCCGATACCGTTTCCAGCAGCGACATAAGTGATTGTAAGTTCGTCATACTCGAATGGAGTAAGAGATCCTGAGATTCGATCTTCGATTAGCGCTAGAGTCGTCTCAGTAGCTAATCCAGCTCCTCCGCCACCAGCGGAAGCGTTGCAAGCCGTAATCCAATCACATACATCTGCAGTCGCCTGGTTCAATCCTGCCAAGTCGGCAGTCCATCCTGCTTGGTTCGAAACATCTTGGATGTCAAACCTTAAAGAAGGATTCTCATGCTCGTTGTGGAAGTTGATTGAAATAACAATCAAGTCAGTATGGAAGTACGCTCGTTCAAGCTGGTTCGTAACTGGGTCACGAGGCGCATATCCCGGCTGAAAACTAGCCGTCACAGACTTAATTCCTTCAAGAGCATAATACTCATACGGGTTCGCAGGAGTTTTTACGTTCCTAACCCGGATACAGCAATCAGCTACGTCTATTTCAATTTGTTTAAGGCTCATGATCTATTTTTTACAATGATGCTTCAATAGTGTTAATATCTTCGGAAACAACGTACTCTACTGGAACGCTGACCCCGTCTTCATGGTAGAAAAACTTACTACCACTTCCATCTTCTCTAATTCCGCCAACGACTCTGCTCGCAACAAAACCAAGGGATGAAGAACCTGATACCGGTGGCCTTCCGTCCATGGTTACGACTGTAGCTACGAACATTTCCACAGAGAGACCCGCAACAGTAGCTAAGTCCTCATCAACAATGTACTGAACAGAGTTATTGGCTTCCGATTGACGGCCTTCCATGATAGACTCTTGAACAGATAGAACGGTCTTGCTCAATGTGTTTTGAACCATTGGTCGGTTGATAGCTCTTGTATCAATAAGCATCAACTCGCTGGCGATAGCCACACCGTTTCTTTCAATCTGAGTTAGTTTTACTAGCATTACGGTAATTTTTTGTTTTTAAAGTACTCGTGTATCTTCTTCCTATTAAGGACAATAATGTACACAAGGAAGCTCAAGCCTCCTATCAACAGAATGATCTCAAGCCATTCCCAAAAGCCTCGTTTTTCCGCGACAATCTTTTCTACCTCAACTTCCTTTTCAACGTACTCAGTGATTGTGATTGTATCACACTCTCCTTGGATGTACGAAAGCTTGGTAACCGTGTCGTAAAAATATTTGATAGTAAGGTTGTTCTCCTTTACTACAACGGTATCGTTCTGAAAGAAGAAAAGGCTGTCCTTTGTTGTTCGGTCAGTCGTTATAGTAACGGTGTCCTTAACCACTATTGTTTCAGTCGTGGTCTTAAGAAGACCAGGGTTCTTTCGAACAATACGGTTTAGTCTGGTCTGAGGTGAACAAGACGCCACAACCAGCAAAAGCATTATATATGAAATGAGCTTTCTCACTTTTTCTTAGTTCTCTTTTTTGCTCCGGATTTTACTCCAGCCTTAGAGGCTGCCTTCACAGCAGCCTTCACACTCTTTTTTGGCTCAACGTCCGCTTTCGTAAGAAGCGTATAAGTATGAGTGTCGTTACCGTGAACCTTCTCTTCCATCTTCACCAAATTCATGAACTCGTGAAAATCAGCAACCCTCTTAAATACCTGGCATCCTGCTGACCATTTGTCAATCTGATAGCTCTCGCTATACGGATTTGATCGGTGGATGTTAATTCCGAAACGCCCCTCTTGGATTGTCTCTTCTTTCATGTCGTGCTTAGTGTCTCGGTCACCGTCTCGGTATACTTTGACTTTTCCGCCTCTCTGACACAGTGCGGAATACTTTCCTGCATGAAGGTCAGTTTTGTAAACCCCTCTATACTGTCCAGGAACAAGGATAGCAGTGCCGTTCTTGTTTAAAGGGTTTTTCAACCAGTATGAACCAGGGTCGGTAGTAGCAGGGTATGTTTTCACAATCTCGCTTCCGCTCTCGTCAATGTATGCAACACCGATAACATCATCAAATGTGTTCTCGTCCGTTTCAATTCTAACACCAAATAGATTGAGATCCATTTTCTTGGTGAAGAACGCATATTTCTTGTTCTTGAATACCTTCTGAATTCCGCTGTACGTCAATTCCATCTTTCTTGCTTTATTTTTCTTCGTCCGCGAAGAAGCTGGTTAAAAATTTCCCGGCCACACCTGAGGTGAAAACAATGAACTCTACACCAGGCCAGTCCATGGCCATAGCATATCCAGAAATGGACGTAGAAAGAAGGAGGCAGCCGTTTCCAATTCGTCTCCATTTCTTAGGGGTTAGCTTCCCGGTATTGCTTGTCTTAAATGTGCTCATAATTATGCTACTATTACGTTAACACTGTTGATGTCGCATCCGTTCGCGTCTAGGACAAACACTTGATATGTTGCCGCCACAAGACCGGTTGCCGTTCTGGTCGTTTGAACAATAGGCGTTCCACCGTTGTCTCTCCACTCGTAAGTGTAAGGCCCGGTTCCACCAGTAACGTTTGCCGTTGCTGTTCCGTTTCCACCGCCTCCATCTGGAGTAGTAGCAGTCGTCAATCCTAGAGCCGCTGGCTCTGTGATGATGAATGTGATTACTCTGCTTGTTCCAGCAGTGTCAGTCACTGTCAAAGTGAAAGAGCCTGCAGGTAAAATAGCTGGGTCAGCTACCGCTGGAGTTACATCTTCCCAAACCAATGTGTAAGGAGCAACGCCGCCAGTAACCACGGCTGAAGCTGTTCCGGTTGAGTCTCCGTTACAAAGAACGTTAGTCAGGGTTAAGATTACTTGAAGAGGCGCTGTAGCGCTGATTCCGTGAGCCACAGACCCTGTGAGAGGGTCGATAGTAATCACAGAATGAATGTCAAGGTTCTGCATGTAGCTGAGGTAATCAGCCACGGTAATAACACCCTTGGCTGCAGCGCAAACAAGTTTGTCTGAAGCTGTCTCAACTATTGCGCACAGGCAATCATCGATTTCTGTCGCTGTTGGGATTGAGGTTGGTTCTGCCATTTTATTTTACGTTAGTGTTAGTACTACAGGGATGACTTTAGTTACGCCCGCACCAACCAACTCAAGGTTGAAGTTGTATACGTTTGCAGCGACGCTAGCATCGATGTTGATTTGAATAGCTTTCGTGCTCTCTGGTCCGTCGATAACAACTGGAGACGCTACAAGTGTAACGCCAGCAGGCGGAGGAGAAACGAGTGGAGCCATTTGAATAACGATTGGATCAGAAGTATTCACTCTGTCAATCTCAACGGTCATGTCGTGCAAGATCCCTGCGCCAGCAGACCCGTTGATTGTTTCGACTCCGTTAATAACATTGAATTGTTCACTAGTTTCAGGAGTAGGAACAGGATCGATAGTGTCGCTTAATTGAGCAAGAAGTGTAGACGCCTCTTCAGGAGTTACACAGCCAAGAAAGTCTCCGGTGTTTGGGTCAACTAGCTTCATGTAGCCTTCGCCGCAAGTATGCTTGTTCTTGTTGTAATGCTCAGCATCGTGAGGGGTAAGGCATCCAGCCTTGTTTCCGCATTCATCGAAAACAGCAACTAACCCAGGAGGGCAGCACTCGCAAGTGTCTTGAGTTGCGTCGCATCCAGCTTGGTGCTTCGAATAAATGTTTTGATCGTCGTACTTTGGTGGCTCTAGTCCCATACCAATAACTTTTTATATTAACAACTAGGGCAAATCACCCTAATCCTATCAATTACGTTACAAAGTTCTTCTGTGGATAGACAATTTATGTCTTCTGGAGTTACTGGTATCTTCTTGCCTTGTGACACCAAATATAGCGAATTCTTTTGAGATGCTACGATTTGTTCGTCTCTTAAATGTATTACGCCATCCAGCACAAAATCGTTACCATTAGGGAACTCATAATTTTCAACACTTCTTATCAGGCAGCGCAAGTAATTAAGCTTGTCCAGCTTTGCTTCCGCCCCCATATATCCATAAGTGACATCTACCACATAGTCGCACGCAAGCTTAGATGAACAGCCTCTAGCCTTCACCAAGAAATTACATATATCCTGAGTAGTTATCACTTATTTATTATTAATAGTCTTCTACGTATCCTACAACGTCAGCCGTTCCACCCGTTACAGTATAGTTAATGTCTACACCTGCAGAAATGTTTAAATACTTGTTTCCTCTACTGTCCAAAGGAAGGGGAGCGCTGTCAAACAGGTTGTCTCCCGCTGAAAGAGAGCTGTTTACCAGAAGGGTCTCTCCGTCAACAATAATAGTTATAGCTGTCCCTGTTGCTGCAGTAACGTGAAGCATGAGTAGCTTTGAGCCCTCAGCTCCTGTGGTTAGAAGAGTTCCGCCAGTTGAACTGTCGTGAATTGTTCTGCCTTCTAACGTGAAAAATATGTCTTGATTCTTTGCCATGTCTGTTTATTTAAAAGCAACTAAAATCTCCCGCACAACCTCCGGCGAGAGCTAACACTAATGGGAGGTTCGCGTCTTGACCGTCGGCTCCAGGGACTCCCTGAGCTCCGGTGTCACCCTTGTCCCCTTTGTCTCCTTCGGCTCCTGGAGGGCCTTGAACTCCTTGTGAGCCCGCTCCTCCAGCGGGTCCTTCAGGTCCAGCTACTCCAATCGGACCTGGATCGCCCAAGTCGCCCTTGTCCCCTTGAGCTCCTTGCTCTCCTTGAGGACCAATTTCTCCTTGATTACCTTGATCACCTTTTTCTCCCTGAGGTCCAATGTCACCTCTGTCACCTTTCGGTCCTATTGGTATTTTACAATCGTCGCTCATTACTGACCAATTAATACTGTTGTTATTGCCTGAGGGCCTGTAGTTCCTACTATGAAGTTGGCCTCTAGATCACCTGTAGTTTTGTTTACTCTAACGTCTGCTACCATTCCGGCCAGAACAGCGTCTGTGCAGAATGACAAAGCGATACCATCGTCAAACCAAATTTTGTACGTATACCTCAACGAAGCCTGTGTAATAGACAGTGAAGCAAAGTTTGCGGCCACCATGATTGTGACGTAAATCCCAGTCGTGGGCACCACAATGGTTTGTGTAATCGATACTACCGAACCTGCTGGACCCTGAGGACCCTGAGGACCGTTAGCTCCTTGTATTCCTTGAGCTCCGTCGTTTCCTTGAACACCCTGAATACCCTGGGCTCCAGAATCTCCGTCGTCACCTTTTGGCCCGTCAAAACCTCTCGGCCCCATAGTTCCGGATTTGCCGGTTGCTCCCGGGTCTCCTTTGTCCCCTTTCGGACCCACTGGTATTTTGCAGTCGTCACTCATTATATGTTCTCAGAAACAACAGTTGTTCCTAGAATGAAGTTAATTAGGTTTCCGCCAGTGTTTCCAATAATTCTAACATTGAGAACCCCTGCACTCATCTGCATCCTGGCAGTGAATGGCTGAGGAAGCGTTGAAATGGCTGTCGCATCATTTACATACGGCTCAACTCCTTGACTGAAGAACTCTCTGTCTGCAGAAAGTATTCCGGTCAAATCAAGAGCGAAATCAACCACAGGCTTGGTTCCAGGAACTGTTTCGCTAGTATTCAATGAAATATTCAGTCTTATCAACATAGAGAAGTTCGGGTCTAGCCCTCCCCCTCCAGCATAGATTGGCTGAGAAATTACGTTTGATGTGTTGATAGATTGCGCGTTCAAGTCCGCAGGCGTCGCCGCTGTAGCAGTGTATGTGCTGTTTACAGCCGAGCCTATGGTAGGAACCAAATCGATGTTTAACCCTCCAGCAGGCTGGATATTGAATTTCACACCTTGGGCTATAGCTCCATCGGCTCCGGCTGGTCCAATAGGGCCTTGAGCACCTGGATCACCTGTTCTGCCTTGACGGCCAGGAGGGCCTTGACCACCTTGAGGACCTCTTTCGCCTTGCTTGGTGATTACCTTCTTTTGGACACAATCGCATCCCGACACCTTTCTACATTTAGGGCAGCTCATATTATACCTTCTTAAGTTTTTTAACAACTAGCCTTTCTAGTATGCCATCGCCAACACCGTCGTTCATGTTGATTTTGAATGTGTTTGTCACAGCGAAGTTGTATGGAGTCACATCGAACAATGAAACTGCAGGGACAGCGAACACACCGTTAATATCGTTCAGGTCGAAGTAACCCTTAAAGTTGCTTCCTTCTTTCATAAGCATTCCTTTTACCATAAAGGTGCTCGAGTCTTCAACAACAGTCTTAGCTAAGAATACAGCTCCAGAAGAGTTGTCTGTTATAGAGAAGTCTGATGCAGAGTTGGCCATCGTTATGACAGCCTCAATTTCAATAGCGTCTCCATCGGTTACCAACGTGTTAGCTGGAAGCGAAAAGAACGCATCTGTAGGTGAGCTTGTTTGGCTAAGCTGGAAATGAATAATAGAAGCTCCAGCTTCTCCCGTCGCTCCGGCTGGGCCTGCTGGGCCTGCTGGGCCTTCTGGTCCGCCCGCTGGTCCTTCTGGGCCTGCTGGGCCAGGTTCTCCCGGAGGTCCCGAAGGTCCTTGAGCTCCGCGAGGTCCGCGAATACCGGTCTTGGTCACCACTTTTACGTGGCACTCTTCACTTGAACAACATCCCTTATCACACATAGCGCTAGTTTATGAACAACATTTACATTGAAGGTCAATGTAAGTTATAATTTTTTGTGCCTGGTCAATCCGTCCTTCACACGCTGCCCATCGGGCATTGTCGAGAAGAGTTTCTAGCTCTACAGTCTTCTTGTTTTCATCAGAAGATGCGTCGTAAGGATCTGAACCGGCTTTTCTTTTTTCAATACAGCATTCAACTACTGCGTCAAAAAGCGCGTAGCATGTGGCAGCAAGAGACACCTCGTCGTTCGACGCTCTGTACTCTATCTTCCAGATACCGCTTTTTATTTCATCCAGCCCAAGGTCTTGAGCTAGGATTTCGAAGCCGATTTCCGAGTCATTCGGAAAAGTAGGGTGTACATCAATTACAATAGGTTCTGACGTCTCCGGAGGAAACACTGAAATTTCTGCTTTCGTAATGTCTGTAACCCTCAGGTTTGGGTCGCCCCATCCACCTTCGTTACACTTCTTCTGATACTTACCTGTCTTGTCAAAGACGTGAATGGCCCCTTTGTCGGCCTCAACACTAAGTTGAAGTAATTCAGCCATAAAGCAAATCTAGTTAAATAATTTAATTTATCCTATCAACAGCAATCCCAATCTTGGCAGATTTTCGATTTAGTGATACCCTTTTGTTTATAATGTCCTGCGATTGGCTTGGCTCGAGAGATTCGAGCAACTCTAGATTCTCGTTGATAAAATCGTAAGTCGCTGTCCCTGACTCCTTAATGTACTGATAGAACTCTTCGTGAGTCATATCAACTCCGTCAAGCATCTTTACGTTTGGCGAAGCTCCAGGTATGAATATACCTTTACGCCCTAAAAACAGCCACACCTTGTCATCTGTAACGTCAGTAAAGAATCGATTACCCTGCTTCTTTATTACGCCGCCCAGCGCATTTAGTTTTGGATTCAAATCAATATTTGACCGAACAAACGGAATTTCCTTCAGGATAGACGCTTGAATGGTCTTCCCGTCATAAACAGTGTTGTCAAAGAACCCTTTGTCAATTTGCTTAATGAAGTTAGGGATGAATGACGTTCCAGTTCTTCCAATCGACTTAAAAAGCTTGTCCGCCTGCTTCTCTGGGTTGCTGTCACTTGTTAGAGCGCTCATCAAGCCAGACAGACCTGACAAGAACGACATGTCGAATATGCCTCCTGCTGAAGACTGAAGCGCCCAGGCTGACTTTGTAATCATATCCTGTTCTCCAAGCTCTCCAAACTCCTCATTGTCCATCCAGTTACCTACGAACGACAGCCCAACTCCGAGAGGAGTAAACTGATAGCTCCATGTTCTATCTCCAATCTTAACGCTGTAAGGCCTATTCCCTTGAGACAGCCACTGGTTTTTCTTTCCGAAGTCACTTGGCCCAGCTCCTGTGATTTTGAAGAATGGGTCTTCATCGTCTCCGTATGCTTTTGCCATCATGTAGATTCCAGACATGAGAAGCGTTCCCATCGTCGCTTTTATCACCTGACGCTGGCGTTGTTTGTTGTTTTCTGGAGCCAAAGTATCTAGCCTTGTGAAATTCCAGTTACTAGGGCTGACACCCATAGCTCTCAAATAACCCCAAGGAGTGTAATCAATTTGCTGGTTGAGTACGTTTGCAACTACATTCGTAAAAGGAACAACCAACTTGAATGGAGAAAACTTCTCTCCTATGGTTCCCATTGCTCCTGAGATCATTCCAATTACACCTTTAGGCTTGTAGTTGAATGTTACAAACGCAGCGAAGTCCTTAGCGTCAGACAGAACTTCTTCCGGAATACTTTCCTCAATAATTTCGTTTGCTCTAATTCGAACACGTCTTTTTCTTTCGCCTGGGGATATAGCACCTTCAACCTCTTCGATTGCTTGGATTTCTTGTTCCGCCTGCTCTTTGGCGTTGTTGAACGCCTCTGTAGAGTTGTTCATTAGCTCAGAAGTTCTTTCTCGGAGCTTTCTTCCGCTTAACCCCTCTTCTTTAGCGGCGTCTCTAGCGACTTCATGCTTCATCATCCCAGCACCAGCCATGTATGCTGAGGCATCTACAGCGGTCATTGCTCTAAGTACAAACTTGTAGTAGTTGAGAGGTCTGAACTTTCCGCCTTTAAACTTGTAATTCTCAAGCACTGGCTTGGCCTCTATCTTCGATGTAATCTTCGAAGGAGATACCCCAGTCTTAAGAATTTGGCGAGCTTCATCAGCCGCTCTTTTAGATCCTTCAAAGAATCCGAGTATACTTCCTCCAATCGCCTTCGGGTCTCCTTTTATCACTGCCTGTTGTATTCCAGACACAGTAAACTCAAGCCCCAGGTTAAGAATGTTGGCGTATGCGTTAAGCAGTTGGGTTTCGTGACCTGAAAGAACTGACGCATACCATACAGACCAGAATAGGTCTGACTTTTCTATTCCAGACTCTTTCTCAATAAGAGACAGCATCTCCTGAGTCTTCTCGGCTCTCAAAAAGCCTTCTGGACGATTCTCTCTTTCAGCCCCTAGCTCGTTTAGCTTCTCAAGTGTTTCGGGACGAAGCTCCGTGAATCCAAATGCTTTTTCCAGTTGGTCTTCAATTTGCTTGTCAGTGAGGTTGTTCTCTTTTGAAATATTGTCTATCGCCTCTATAGAAGTCTTGCTCGGAGTGCCTACTGCTCTCTTCATTGATTTCTTTCTCTCTGCAGATACAATGTTTTCAAATTCCGCCTCAATCTCTTTAGCAAGACCGTTTGCAGTGTCAGCATCAAGACCAAAGCTCTCCTGGAATTTCTTCGATAGGTCTGAGTCTTTCTTCGTTGAGGTGAAGTGCTCAACCACCATGTTCTCAATATCAGCGACCTCAGAAAGCTCGCTTAGAGTTTTTCCGGTTTCATTTTTAGCAGAAGCCCATATTCCTTTCAGAACATCATCGTCTTGCACATTCAGGTCGCTTCTCATGGATGCAGCCCATTCTTTGAACGTTCTAACCCCGCCCGCAAATAACGCGAATCCATACTCTCCGAGAGCTTCTATTTGCTCTTGGTTCAAGGCAATCAAAGAAACCGAAGCAGAGCTGCTTTTGGCTTTGTTGTATTTAGCTAGAGCGTCTTTCTTCTTCTTTTCAATTTGAGACTTGGTAAGCCCGAACGCCGTGACGTTCTTCTTTTTAATGTTTTTGGCCGACTTTTCGAAAGCCTTCTTAGCGGCGGTGGTAGTTCCTTTTTTGTATCCGGATTTTGTTCCCGAGTAAAGCACTCCCGCCTTCTTCTTGAAGTTCTTCTTCGCCTTTCTGAGCTGCTTCGAATACGCTACGGTCAATCCCTCTACTGAGATGTTGTCCCATAAAGCAAATGCCTGAACTCCCTGACCTAGCTCAGTGGCTAGTCTAGAAACCTCGCTTGCGATCTCAATGGCATTATCTAAAGCTTCTGGAGTCCCCTGGTTGTTGTACTCTTTGATAAGAGCCTGAGATAAAGACACGCGAACTCTAGGCGACATCTTGTTGTCTGCGTCTAGAACGTCCTTAGTCGTTTGCTCCAAGCCTTTCTCTTTAATAATCAAATTGACCTCATCAACAGTGACGGCGTTCGAAATAGGGATGTATTTCTTCGCGTCTTCAGAAAGACCCTCCTTAATGTCTTCGCTTAGATTCTCGTCTTCGATTAGCCTTTCCGGAAAAGCTCTGTCTTTTGCTTTCGGCTCTTTGCCTGACTCGTCAACGTCTTCCGTTGGGGACTCCTCTTTAACTGGTGCCTCAACAACGCCTTCGGCAACCGGCTCAGCGGCTGGCTCCTCTTTTATGAAAGCATCTTCCTTAGCGACTTGCCCTCTGTATGTGTTTTCGAACATCTGTTCAGATGCTTTCTGACCATTCTTAGAAAGGCCTTTGTACCATTCTGATTGACGGAGAGACTCAAGACCCTTGTTTACCGCCTCAGAAACCTTCTGAGTAGCCTCAAGAGTTGTCGCCGCGATTTCAAGAGCGCCGTCGATCGCTCCTTTAAATAGCCCGGTTGGGTCAGACTTTAATCGGTTCATGTCGTTGAATGACTTCACGAACTTCTTGCTGCGCAGGAAATCTGCTGCCTGCTGAAGCTTGCCTGGGGCAACTTCCTCAACTATCGTCTTGGGCGCCTTGACAGGCTTCACTACAGCAGCCTTAATTTCTTTGAATTGCTCACTAATATCTTCTTTCGAGATTCTACCGTCAGTAGCGGCCTCGATTCTTTCTGCAACAGTATTTTGAAGGTCTTTCGCTTTCACCCCTTCGTTCGTAGCATCTTGAGCCACCTCAACTACCGAATCAAATACAGCGGCATTAGACAAAGGGGCTTGCGGGGAGCCTCCCATCTTCTCAACGGCTATCTTTAGGTTTTCTTCACCCTTGGCTTCCGCTACCTCTGCAGGGGGCTTCTCTGCGGCCTTAGCGTCCTCTTCTTTGATGGATGCAATCTCTCTCTCAAGAAACTCAACATTCTCCTTATTTCCGAACTCGCTTTCTTTTTCCACCTTCAAGTCTTCCTCAAGGGACTCGAGCAGCACTTGTCGAGGTGTCTTTTCTTCTGCCTCCTCTTTAGTCTCTTGCTCTTCTAGTACGGTCTCTTCGACTTCCTTTTCGGGTTGCTCGTCTTTGGTTTGCTTATCTGGCGTTTTGCCGGTTTTGGCGCTGTCCTTTTTGGGCTGTGCTTCTTGTTTGGCATCTTCTTTCTGTTTTGTTTTTTCCGCCTCAACGTCCTCCTCAGACTTCGCTTCTACGGTGTCTTCGGGAGATTTCACAAGGCCGGCCTCTTGCAGTTTTTTCATAACTGAATCAGAAGGGCTAGAAATGTCTAGCACCGACTCATTGTTCCTTATCGACTCAACAAACACAGGGTCGTCAAGCTTCTCGATGATCTCTTGCTCGCTGAAAAAGCTGTCGTTTATCTTGTATTCAGTTTCGGGCTTGTCTGAAATCACAACAGAGTCTCCCTTTTCTTTTACAGATGAGTCCCTATCAACAACCGCTTTAATTTCTTTGTCTATTGCGCCAACCTTCTCAGCTCGCTCCTGTTCCTTCTGCTCTTTGAAGGCGGGGTCAACATATTCAGAAGACTGCTTTTCAAGAAGCTCTTTCTTTTCCTGAACAAGGCCAAGCAATTCAATTTTCGCGTTGTCGCTTGCTTTGTCAGGCATGCCGTCAAAAATAGCTTTTGTCTCGTCAAGAATGTCAACAACGCTCTGGGCTTGTTCCGGAGTTATCTCCTCATTTAACAGCATTCTTTGAGCTTTGGCTTTCAGCTCAGGAATGGACTCCATTGACTCAAGCAAGGCAGCGCTGTTCAGCTTGCTTTTGGTGTTCGAAGAAATGGATCCAGGAGTTGAGGCCGTTCCGGTCAAAAGTGTCGTTATTAAAACCGTCTCTAATAGGTCCTCCGAGGTAAACTCATCATCAAAGGCTCTTCGGCCAAGGACGTTGTTTGCCATTACGTTCATCTGAGTCTCTGAAAGGCCCTGCATAATCTCCTGAAGGTTCTCCGCCTTTATCTCTCTAGACCACGTTTTAAAGGCCGCCGACAGCGCGTCTTGGGTAGACGCCCCTTTTTTAATGTTCTTTATTGTTCCAGAAACAATGTTCTTTTTTCCGACCAGCAACTGGTTGGGGCTTACAAGTTCTAGCAAACTTGTAGCCAAAGTGGTAGGAAGTGTATATGCTACCGCTTGGTCCTCAGTCAGCCCAGCATCAATAGCCGCCTGATAGTTTTTAGCGTGCTGAAGATTGAAGCTTGAAGCGACAAGCCCAACGTTCCTTGCCTTTTCTTCTGACCCCAAAGCTTTTTTCAGCTTGGTCATTTTTCCAAACTGGGTTGCAGGGACTAGTAGTCCCGCCATGTCTGCTCCCGCGTACAGAGTTTTATTGATTACCCCTTTCCAGTTTACCGAACCGTCCTCGTTAAAGGTGTTCTTCAGGTCGGTTGGAATTAGGTTCTCAAACTGCTCGTCGTTTAAATACTTGTCAGACTGCTCTGCTATTTTGTCAAAAAAGTTTCCAATCTCAGCCGTGTTCTTTCCTGTGATTCCAAAAGACCTTGGAAGGGTTGAAAGACCGTGAGTTACAGAGGTAGCCGTTCTCTTCAGAGGGTTTCCTATGTTGATTTCCAGAAAGTGGTCCAGCGACTCTACGGGTCCCATTGCGCCGCTCTTGTACCGCTCGTGCTTTTCGTCGGTTATCTTCTGAAGTAATTGCTGCTCCTCAATTTCTTCCCAATTATCCTCAATGAACTTAAGGTCTTTTCCGAGGTTACTTCTAACGTTTTCTGTGGCACCCATCTCGAGAAGGATGTCAAACATTTGGTACTTCTGGTTGATTCGATCAATCTCCGCTTTAACCAGGTCAGACGTTGGTTCGTCGGGGCTTCCCGCAACTGACGCGGCACCAGACTCAACTGCTGACAATGGAGAAAATGCGTTTGCCTGAGCAAGCTCTTTGGCTTTCTCTCTCTCAAGAATATTTCTTTGGTGGTCAAAAGCATTCATAGTGAAGTCTATGTTGCTCTCCTTAAACAACTCCTCTGCCGTCTTCTTGCTTCCAGAAAGCTTTAAGAAGTTAGAGTAATCACTAAACACCTTAGCGTCAAGAGCCGTTATCTTAGACATGTTAACGCCTTCTGGATTGTCTGCTGCACCTGAGAACTTTGCGTCTGTAGAAACAGTTGGAAACAAGTGCGCTGTAAGGGCGTTCATCCCCTCCTTAAACTCTTTGCTCTGAAAATCAGAAACTCCCTGAAGCTTCTCTATATGCTCTTCTCTTCTCTTTACAAATGCTTCAATTTTTTCAGGAGTGTCAACCCCTTTCATTCTTCCAGCCCTAGCAAGTCGAATCTGCTCCTCAGTCTTTTCTATCCCCTCTTTGTTGGCCTCTGCATTAGCTCCCTCTCTAAAAATCTTAGAAACATCTATCCCTAGCTGTTCTCCAGTGCTGGCAAACCTTCTCAGGGTGGCATCATAAAAAGTCTTGGTGTCCGGAGCCGTTAATTGAGCTACCGCATCAGGGTCATCCTTGTTTCGTTCTACAGCGCTTTGAAGCTGAAAGTCCAAGTGCTCTCCAGCCGTTAAGGTTCGGCTCTCGGGGTCTCTAAGGAAATCAATAGCTGTTACAACCGTGCCCTCTTCAGGAGACGACCCCCTAATTGTGTGAGATAAGTCTAGGCTTTGCTCTAGCCTAGCAGCCCTGTCGTCTTGGGATTCAATATCAACAATAGGAGGAGTTACTGCGCCCGCGCTCTCAGCAGCGAACTCATTTAGCTTAACCCCTTCGAGAAGCTGCTTTTGAAAGTCTGGTCTTTGAAACTGTTCTGGTACGACTACCTCAGGAGCCGGAGTCGTCTCCCCTGTCGGAAGCTGTTGATCCAATTCTGGTGACGCCGAAACGGAAGGAACCAAATCTGATGTAGAAGAGACCGATTCCGACGGGGTCGTTGTAGTAGGTACTTTTTTTTTAAAGCGAATAGCCGGAGGGAGAGCCCCTAAGCCTGTCGCCATCGGGTCAGGTGCGAAGAACTGCGTATTAAACTCTTCAAAGCCCTTAGTGTAGTCTCCAGAACCAGAAAGCGATCCGTGTAGCCTGCCTATTGCTTCAGGTGTGCTAAACTGAGCTTGAAAATCCTCGAAGCTTTTCGTGTAAGTACCTTTCTCAACTAAGGATGCGTGTAATTTTCTTTTACTTTCTTCTCCTGGCATCTGCTACAAGTTATCAAGGCTTCCGCCTGTAGGTTTAGTTCCTGTTGCTGCTTTTCTCATTTCTCCTGCAACTCCTTTTCCAATCTTAAGACTTCCTCTGTCAGTTTCCATTCTCTGCTCCATTGATTCATCAAAAAGCAGAGGGATGTCTTCGGTAATTTCTTTATCTACAAGCTTTCCGGCGTCAGGGTCAGATACAATAGCGGCCTGTCTTTCAAGATCGCTAAGCCCCTCAAGAGGGTCTACTTTCACGGTCTTGGTGCTTCTAGCAATTACTACAGGCTTGGTCACCGTATTGCCGCTTGCGTCAGTGTACGTTGCGTCCTGAGACGTTACTAGCTTAATGTCTCCAATTCCCGCCTGAAGCTCCTCTACCTGTCCGGAAGAGTTGATTCTCTTAAGACCAACAGCGTTGATCGCCTTACCGTCGGTAGGGAAGTTGTTTCTGACCGTTGAGGTCATGTTAAATGTCGTGGCGTTCCCTTGAGCGTCTGTTGTGTTGAGCTTTACAACGTTTGGCGCTCCTTGAGTCTTGTTTACGTCTTCAACCTTCACTGATACCTGCGCAGCCTTAGGCTTAGCGCTAATCTTGAGACTAGATACCTTCTCGCTTCCAAGGATTCCTTTCAAGTGATTAGCAATGTCCTCCTTGCTTAATGGAGAGCCTTTGAACTGATCTCTTTTGAAGTCAGACGACAACTGCTCAATAGCTTGGTCGAACTCTTTCGTCTTCGTGGTTCTTACGCCCATGAACTCGTCGAAATCTTTCACTCCGGCTCTCTGAACAATAGTCCCCTTAATTTTTTCTATAGTCTTGTTGTCGTTTAGGAACTTGTCAAGACTAATTGAGCCCTGAAGTGTGTTCAGTTTGTCTCGCATGTTTCCAAGGTTTTGAATGTCGCCACCCTCTACCGCGCCCGTAAGCGTCTCAAATTCTTTTCTTAAAGCAATCGTTTCGTCCGAAAACACAAGGTCTCCACTCTCAAGCCCAGAGTCTACATCAGCAAACAACTCGATTATTTGGTCAGACTCTCTCGCTAAAACATCAAGGTTGTCCATTGCTTGAGTAAACTCTCTACCAATTTTTGTTTTTGGATCTTGAAGCGCTGCGAATTTCAGCTCTTCACCAAACTCGGTTCCTGCTCTAGCAATAAAGTTCTCCTGCGTGTTTACAACAGCCTGGTTTAAGCTCTTTTGGAATCGAGGGTCTTGTACGGTTGGCCCCTTCGGTAAGTCAAAAGGCTTCAATGCCTTCGCTCTCGCTTTTGCTGCGTCATCCAAAGCTTTCTCACGAGCCTGAACAACTCCAGCAGGGAACGCGCCCCCCCTTTGAACAAATATAGGCTGAGAACCAATTATTTGACCGGACTGCTGACCCACGTTAATAGGCTGAGAGATTCCAGGGAACAACGAAGCTCCTGGGTCACCAATTTCAGCGCTAGGAACTTGAGCGTTTATAGAAGCTTGAATAGAAGCTATCTCCTCCGGCGTCGCTCCTTCAGGCGTAAACTGTCCAAGAGTTTCTTGAGTAATCAGCGAGCCTAAATCTCCTCCGTTTGGAGGGAGGGCAACGTCAGGCGGCAACACAGGCTCACGAAACATAGCGTCATTGTTAGAAACTAACGATGCCGGGGCCAAGCTAGGAAGCTTTTGTAGTTCTTCTTCTCCGTTCGCCATTACAGTCCAAATGTTTGAGGAACGTCAATAGCAGGCGTAGCCGCTTGCTTATCAATACCTAAGCGAATGTTGTCAATCGTTTGGTTTTGAATCTCTTGTGCGTTCGGGTTAATACCAGGTGTCGCTAAAGGTGGAGCTCCAGCGTTTTCGCCCGCTCCTCCACCAAGGAGTCCAGACACGCTTTGAATGATGTTTCCTATGTCTCCAGCGACTCCGGTTGCTCCGGTTGCTCCGGCTGCAGGTGTGGCTGCGCTTGAGGCTGCTGGATTTTGGCCAGGTAAAGTTCCTTGGAGCGCTGCTAACGAGCCTAAGTTTTGTAAGGCGTCCGTTCCCGCCTGAGCAGAGGCCGCTTTGGCTCGGTTTTGATTAAGCAATCCGAGCTCTAATGTTCTTTGGCTTATTCTGGTTCCAAGCTGCTGAGTAAGCTGTTCTACGAAAGGAAGCCTTTGTTGTCCCTGAACTACCGCTTGGTTTGTAGCTGCCTGGGTTCCCTTTTGTGCTTTAATCAATGCGTTTACCGTGCTTCCCACATCTCCGCCTGTTGACCTAGCTATACGCCCTTGAGTTGTAGCCCCAACTTTCTGGGCCTCCCCAATGGCGCCTTGAGTGGCCGCGTCTGAGCCAGTAGAAATGTTTTTTCTAATCTGGTTAAGCTCGTTGATTCTTTGTTGCTCCAAAGGATCTACAAGCCCAGGAGCAAGCTGATTCGCTTTTCTGCCCTGAACACCAGATTCTATAAGGCCTCCAGCCGTCTGCCCAATCTGAGCTCCAACTGCTCCTCCAACGCCCGGTGCGATAGTTGTTCCAGCTACGCCTCCTAAAATTGCGCCTATTGATTGTCCGTTTGCCATTACTTAATCGGTTTATATTGAAGAACAGTTTCTACAACCTTAAAGTCTTCCTCAAAAATATGAATTACTTTGCAGAATAGCAATCTAGCTTGTACCCGATCTCTGGTTGCTGAAACCGAAAGGTCCTTTCTAGGAATCTGCTGACCCCATCCGTCGTATTGCTTAAGATACAGCGGACCTTGAATTCCTGGGTCTAGTGCACAGACTAAATCTCTGTCCTCATCCAAAAACTCTATTCTACTTGGTTTTTGTTCGCCTCTCTTTCCGGTCATGACCTCGAAGCGAATGTATTCTTTTTCTACGGCTGGTGAAGGGGAATAGTTCGTTATAAGCGAATATTCTATCGGGCCTCCATTTATTTCAAACCCTCTTTCGAGCTTGTAGGTCTCAAGACCTCTAAATCCGTACATGTCGTTGTCGCTGAACAGGTAGGTGTCGAACTTATAGTCAAACGACCCCAGCCAGTGATTAGTGTCTTGAGCAAACACAAACGTTTCCGAGTCTACCGAATCTCGCTCAGTTTCTCCTTCTACAAGAAATTCCGGAAGCCTCTGAGGGTCAAGCTGTAACCAATACTCATTGTGGTTATGGTTGACGCCTCCAGCAATGCGATCAAGATATCCAGCCCTCATTCTGATTAATACAGGGTTAAGCCTGGAGAAGTAGGTGTCCTTCGCTATGTCTTTTACCACGTTGCTCATTAGCCTATACACGGAGTGGTTGTTAGGAATGTAAAGAGCTTCTTGTTTAACTCTTCCGTCCTCAGTTATAATGTCCATGGTGCCTTCGCCCATTCCTCTCCACATTTCATCGCTAGAGCCAACCTCATGGTCTAGCCAGTACTGACCTCCAACAAACCTGTCAGAAGCAAGTGTTGATAAGTCGTTAGCCTCAAGGCTAGAAAGTATTGTTTTGTTGGTCAGGATAAGGCATATCCCTGACTCACAAATAGCGTACAGGTTGTCGCCCTTTCCTGGGGTTGTTGCATCCCAAGCTTTCTTGATTTCGCCGTCATCATCGTCTAGGTCAAATCGATTCAGCGAAAGGAAAGTCTTTAAACCGGGAGAGTCTTGTTGATTTATCGCTCTAGACAGGCTCCATGTGACTCCAGTACAGAAGTCGTTCTCCTCTTCGAATCCAAAGTCCGGCTTTGACAAGAACTCAATAGGCCCTCTAACAGCATAATCAAGATTGATGTTCTGCATGAATCTAAGACCTCCAAACTTCCAAATACTATATTCAAGAGGGTAGTCTTCGAAATAGTCTTCGAACATGTTGTTGTCTGACGCAATATCTTCAATGACCCCGGTCGCGAAGCTTGAGTTGTCAAATCGATTCGGACGCATAATGTAGTGAGTCAGCGGGAAGTACTGGTCAGAAGTTGCCCCGTTGTGGGCATAGTGAACTGCCACCCGGCTTTCGCACGCGAACATAATGCACAGTTGTCGGATATACCCAAGGCTTCCCTTGTTTATGTCCTGAATCTTGTTAATCCCTGTGGTTCTAGCAACGATGTACTGACGAGGGTTGATCTCGTACTTTCTAAACGGGAACCCAATGTTGAACACGAACTGAGTGTCTTCAGCGTTGTCTGAAGCATCTGCCTCACGATCGATTGGAGAGAAGATGGCTTCTCCTACCGTGCTATCTCCTCCGAATACTCGTATTGGCCGTCTATTGTCATACCTGACTAATATTTTCTGGTCTACCGTTGGGTAGAAATTTGGGACGTTGAATTCGACTGTAAACGCCGTGTCTCCTGCGTTTGTGTGCGTGTACAATCCAACAACCTCGTTCCCAAGTGCTGCGGCATAGAATCCGTTTGTTGTAATGTCTGTTAAGATTGCTGTTACCTGAGCAGCCGTCAAGAACGTGCTATCCATAAACACTTCAATGTTTCCGGCTCCGTCTTGGAGGTAGACAAACACCTCATCAGCAGCTCTTGGACCTGTAGAAGACAAATCAGGAATACAGTCTTCCCACCTTTCGTCTACAAGCTCAAAAAATTGGTCAGGAGTTCCGTCAGCTTGGCCGATAATGCTCTCTACCTTCTGGTAGTGCCCTGTTCCGTAATACTGGTCAATATTTTGATCGATTACATTCTTTCCGTCCTGAACGATGTTTATGATGTACATCGGCTCAGTAAAATCCTTCAGTCCAGCATCGTCGAAGTCGTTGTTTCCGGTTCCGCCAGAGCCTCCGGCATTGTACACGTTTCCTGTAAGTGAAAGCTCGTAGTACACACCTCTGCCCTCCGTAACAGAAGCTATGCTGTCAATACTTATAAGAGTATCTCCTCCGTCAGGACCAACAAAAGCTCCTCCGCCAGCAGCGTGAGAATTTCTGTACTTGTTGTATGCTACATATCTGTTTCCTCCAGAACCAACACCCATTCCCGGGTCTTCTCCTGGGTTTATCTGGCCTTCGTCATGAAGCACCCGCGCGTAGGTAATCATATCTACAAGCCTGTCTCGTGCCGAGAGCAGTGAGTTCTCTTCAAATGAATACACCTCCGAGAAGAAGCCCAGAGGAGAGACCACCTGAACGCTGTAGTTCTGAGGGTTGCTCGAAATATCATCAATAACCGACTGGCTGATTATTCCAGCCTCAATGTCTGGTGAGAAGAACCAAAACTTGTCTTGGTCTTTCGTGGCCGCCGATGCGTTACCAGCAGCATTAAAGTCTCCTTGGTTTAGGGCATACGATCCAATTCCTTGGCATACAACCCTCCCTGCAGGTGCTGTTCTAACTACTGAAAATGCTTTTGCCCACGACGGAAGATTGCTAATACCTCCAATGGCAACTCCATGGGCATAATAGTTTGGCGCGAAGCCCTCAGGGTTGTACGCTCTAGTTACCGGACCAGCATCTGCCTCGAAATTGACTTGGTAGTTGTGGTCTCCGGTTGAGTCGTTCTGGTCGGTAGGCCTGTATGGGTCATAGCCAATTTCATCGCCACCAACGAATAGTCCATGCCCAGAATCCGGACACCCAAGGCTATTTACCTTTCCTTGAGACTTTGATCCGTCGTCTAGTATGTTTTGGAACCCACATTTGTCCGTCTTACTGACAGCATCTTCCAAATCGAATATCTCATGCGTCTGAGTTACGGCACTCTGCAGGTTTGCTGCCTCGGCAGTTCCGAAATACGAGAGCAGTTGAGAGTCGACGTCTGCCTCAGCTCTTCTGTTCGGTATTTGGAAGTTCTGAATCCCAGCATCGTCCTCGGCAAAACCTCGACCGCCAAGTGCGTCGAATAGGTTTACAGCAAAGCTGAACCTCTCTCCGCCGGTGTAGTTTTTGTAGTACGTGTGATTCACCGGGTCGTTGTGCCCTGCTTTTCCGAGCTTCTGAACGATTGGGAAAATCTTCTTGCCATTGAACTCGTCAAATACAAGGTTAGTCTCTTTTGAAGCGGTGCTGTAGTTCATTAGAACTATCTTCTTGTCGTGGTATCTGATTGCTTTCGCTTTCTCGATAAACGACAATTCGCTTTCTCCTTCTCCGTCAGCAAGGGTGTCTTCTACGTTTGATTGAATCGGGTCAACAAACTCTCGAACAGATATCTCCCCTGGAGAAACCTCAAGTTTTGCGATTACCTCTCCTTGCGGAACAAAGTCAAGACCTCCAGCAGCCTGATAGGACACTCGACGGATCTCAATAAAATCATAGTTAACCAGATTCGTAATTCGAAACTTAAGCTTAATCCCGAAGCTCGTTGGAGCTGTTACGTCAGGACTGTCGCCATAACTCTTCGTATACGGGTACTGGTTGCTTCCTGTTCCCGACCCTTGAAGCACAGGAATTGGAGGGGTTTGGTGCCCCCAGTTTGTTCGGTCTCCTTCGTCATTAACGTATCTAAGAGAGTACTGATAAGAGCCTATAGGAAGTCCGCCTCCGCCCCCGACATTCTCAAGACCTGTAAAAACAGGGATGTCAAGTGGAGAATCTAGATTTACCGTGTATAAAGCTGGATTGAAGTTCGTGAAATACTTGTCAGGGTCTAGCGTGAGTGAGTCGATGATGTCCTGAATGTTGAATATCATCGGAGTCGTGTTATTGTCGGTGATATACCACTCTCCTCCTTTACAGTTCTCGTTTCTGTCACACTGGATAGGGAAGTCCACTAGCCAAGGCATGTCTGGGGACTGACCCATTATAACGCCGTCGATACGGATGATTGGAGCCTCTGCCCCATTTCTATCCACCCAGATTTCAACAATGTTCTTGTTAATATCTTTTTCACCTATGCAAACCCAATCGCCAGGAATGTTCTGAGCTGGGAACTCAACCTCTTCTCCGCGAATCTTAACGTGTGATCGTTTTCCGCCAGTAGAATCGGATATGCGACCGTTCTTACTGTCGTAGTATTCTCCGTCATTATCGGCACCAGAAAGCTCAGGGTCAATGTCAACATTCGCCCCTTTCCAGTTCGATTTTGCGTCTTTTGGATGGTGTTCCGTCTTCATTAGTAGTTCATTCTAGCTAGGTACTCTTTAAAGTCTTGTCGCTGTTTGTTACTCAGTGCGCTTACCCTGTGCTCAGCCTTAGCCCAGCTACCGTCAAACGGCTTGTCTTTTCTGGATGTTATTTTCGCCTGTATGGTGCTCCACTTGTTAAATTCAACACCTTCTGCGTCTGCAATCCTAGTGTCTAGCCCTGCTTCGGAAACGTAGTCTTTAACCGCCTGACGAAGCATGTTCGGTATAACCGGCAAGTCTCCAATATCAGCGCCCATTCCGTTGAATTCAATCAATATTTTTCCAAACTTTCTACAGCTCTCGCTAAGCATGATTACGCCCTGCTGTACATTGAAGAAGAAGAGCTCATTGACTCCACCTACGCCCGTAAGGTTGTTATCTCTTCCTAGCCGGTTTGTAGCGCCTCTGAATCTGTCCCTGTGAAAAGGGTCGTTGTGGTTGTCGAGCCTGTCTTTAGCAACAAAGCCGTTTCCAGACTTAGAATTGATAAAGTTTCTCTTCCAGTACACGTTTTGGCTTCTTGAGATGTCGCACTCTGTTCCGTTGAACAGGTACATGTTCTTTAGGTTAAACGCGCCCTTAGGCATGTCTAGCCTCAGGTCTGCAGGAACCTCAAAAACCTCGCTTCTCTCGTCGAAATAAGTGTCGAACGAAAGCTCTTCTAGAGCCTGCTGAATCTGAGATACATAGAACCCTCTAGAGTTCACCTTGAATGATGAGTCCTTTACGATCTTCAAAACGTCAGCCAAAATCTCGTTGACCGTCACAAAGCTTTGTCTGCTAAAATCCATTACTTATTGGTTGGAGCGTCTTGGCTCAATTCGTTAACACTAACCAACTTATTAGTTGGAACTCTTTTATTTGTGGTGCTGTCTGCACCGTCATTCACTCGCTCTTGAGGAATAAGAAGCACAAATCTACCCAAGTCGAGCACTTGTCTCTTAAGCTGAATCAACAGCTCTTCCGGGAAATCGAACGGCTCATCCAAATCAACCTTTGTGATTGGATCAAACGTGCTATAAATTCCGATTTCAATTTGCGTTACATTAACGCATTCGAGCCCAAGCAAATATAAGTGGTCTCCCGTTCTATACCAGTACGGGTTCTTCGGAGATGGCTTCTCATATTTTGTGTAATACAGTCTCTCTGAATCTCCAGGGGTAGTTCGTAAAATCTTTTTATGCGTAAAAGGCGGCGGACACCCCTCTGCCTTCTCCTCGATGTAGTACGACATGTACTCAACTCCGTTGTCCTTATCATAATCATAAATACTCTTTGGGAGTATAATGTGTTTCCGGCCCTTGATTTCGTTCGGATTAGCGTTGACAGCATGAACCTGTACGGGAACAATAAAAGTGCTCAGGAACGCCCCAGAATCTCTTTTGGCGATGTGTTGAGACTTTAGTCGATTACCAAGCATCAGCGTCCAGTAAGCAACTTGTGACTTCTGAACTATCTTGTCATCGAAGGTCTGTTTTAGATCCTTCGCAATGTCGTCTACGATATGTCTTAAGAGTGTTGCCATTACATCATGAGTTGAACTAGGTCAGCAATGTCCTTTGTGGTAACATTGTACAAATTAGTTTGGTCCCCCTGCTTGAAAGCGATGAAGTTCAATGCTTTCTGAACAATCAGGTTTATCATCGTATCAGGAAACTCTATTGAGTCTGTCTGCTGAGTGATAGGGCTAGGGTATTTTAAATAAGTAACACCCACGAACTGACCAGCAGCCGAAGGACGAACCTCTATTTCCGATCCAGGAGTGCTGTACGACGTAGAGCCATAGTTTGCGTCAGTAAGGTACGCATAGCTAACAAGAGAGCCTGTAAGGATGTTGTTTCCAGCCTCAAATACGTTTTTCTTATTCTCGTCCCATTCTTCGAGTGTTAGCCTTCTCGCAGACTGTTCGCTGTCCACATAACTAAGACCATCCATGAATGCTGAATCTTCCGGGTTCGAAAGGAGGGCTGGGGCTGTGCTAGGGTACACAGTAGCCAGTGGGTTTACTCTCATCACCGTCCAAACCTTATCCGTAAAGTTCGGCTGGTTAAAAGCTATTCTTGAAAATTGACTAGCTTGAAATATTCTAACGAAAATTAGCTCTCTGAAATTTTCTCCAGAGAGCTTCTTCTCATCAAAAGCTTTATTTACAACAGCAGATAAAAACTCAACAGAATAGTTGATTGCTGGTTTGAGATCCTGCTCAAAAAGATAACGGTCAGAACCCTCGGCGTCCAAAGCTGATTTAATCCGTTCTATTACGCTCTGAACTTGTATCATTCATTTTAGTTTTATCCAGGCACTTCGCCTAATAGTTTCTCGGCTTTTTGAGTTTCTACAAGCCTCATTTGAGACTCGCTTTTCTCTCTAGCCATTTCCTCTTCAGCCAGCTTGTTGGCTAATGCAATTCGCATATCGTTCACGTTCTCCATCATTCCGATTCCGTGAGCTTTTGCCGTCCTTGCAACTCCAAACTGATCCTGAGCCTTCAAAGAAGTCATGTACTTGGCAAGCTTCGCAGCCTTTCTAGCATCCATGCTAAGAGCTTCTTCAGCTCTCGAGTAGAAGATGGTGCCATAATAGGTGTGCTCCATCAACCACGCTGCCTCCTTCTTGCTTTTACAGACGTAAATAGAAAAGTTGAACAACTCAACCTCTTTACCCGCTTGTCGTCTTCTCGTTGCTTGATATTTGAAAATGATCTCCTTTCCAAAAGGAGTTCTAACAGGGAGCCCCTGTCTGATATCATCAACAATCACATAACCTGTTTTATGTGCGTAAAAGACAATTTCTTCACCCTGGTCCAGCAAATCGTCTGGGTCAAGGTCTGCAACATCCACGTATCCGTGTCCGGAACCATACTTATCGGCGTCAGACTTAGCGCTCATTGCTTCAATGGCCTCCATGGCCTTTAGCAACGCTTTATTGTCTTGTGGCGCCTCTACCGGTTGTCTCTCCCTCTTCTCGAAGGCGTCTAACCGTTCCTGCATCTTCTTCATCTGAGATAGAATCTCATCTGCTGATGGAGGGGCTGGTGCTTCTGCTGGGTTTGTATTTGTATTTGCCGGTTCTTGTGGCAAACGTTCTTCTGGTTTCTGTTCGTCTCTTTCTAGAGCCATCTTTTCTGCTTTATCTGAAGTTAAAAAAAAGCCAGGGCCGAAGCCCCGGCTAAAAATTCTATTGGATATCCAAAATGAAGGATGCCAATGGGTTGTTGAATCGGATGCTCAACTGTCCACCTACCCAAAAGTCGATGAAGTCTCTGAAGCTACCTTTTTCAAGGTCGTCAGTTTGTCCCATTTCAAATGCAGGCAAGCCTTTCATTTTCTTTGGAGCTACTGTCTCCTGATCCAAAACAATCACTCTTCGTTGCCAGTCTGCTGGGAAGCAAGACTCTTCACGCCAAAGCTCACAAGGAACTAGAACGTAGTTTGAAGTACCCAACTCAATTCGCTTAAGGTTCAACTTAGCGATTTCGTCGTTCGGCTCGTAACGAAGTCCAGGCTGCTTGTACACCTTCGAGAACTCGTTCAAAATTTGATCGGTTCCGTAGATGAAGCGTGTCGCCCCTTCTTTCTTGAAGTTAGTTGAGAAAGCAAGCGTCTCGAAAGCCGACTGCAAACCTGCAACTGTTGGATTCGACGTTGCAGATCCAGCCGCAATCATCGAAGGATAGATACCACCCATTGCTTTCGCAACATGGCTGTTAGCGATGGCGTATTCCCCACGCTCACCATTCCAGAAAGAGTTGAACATGTCAATTCTTAACTGCTTCATTTTCTCCTCTTTGTCTACGTTGAGGTAGTTCGTAGTTCCAGAGTTTTTATACTTCTGAAGCTCTCTACGTGCCCATCTCTGAGCTCTCAAGAAGAACTGAACGTAGTTGTAACGAGTGATCGTTTCCAAACGCTCGTAGTTAGAGAAAGAATCCATACCGTCGGCACGAATCGTTGACTGAATGGAGAATATGTCTCCAATCGCTACCGCAGGAAGACCCGCGTTGGTTAGTGAGTTAACCGTGATATCGGCAGCACCGACAGCGGCAACAACACCGTGTGAACCATCTGGAAAGATGATAACCAAATCCGGAGAAACATGCGCGATGCTCGCCGCAGTCATCGGGATGACCTGAGTTTGGTTAGTTCCTGGAACCGCCGCAGCAGCACCTACAATAGCAGTTGCCTCAAGAGGACTTCTACCGAAAGTGTGTTCCAAATATTCGAATTCATCATTGTTCACATCCTCGAAAGGCTTCATGAACAACAACTTCAAGGTATCGAATTGTGCCGGAGCAGCATCGAAAAGGGTACTCTGAATCGCTTTCGCAATCAGGTTAGCCTCTGTTACCGAGAATTGTGATTCAACACCGTAAAACGATGCTTGTGGGTTGGTGTTTTGGTTACCAAAAGGGATGTTCCCTGGACCCGGAGTGTAATTAGTATTACTCATTACTTTTTAGTTTAGTTTGACTTAATAAGTGTTTCTCTTGTTAAGCCCTCCTGTAATAATGTCGATATGATTCAATACCTCTGGTCTTACTTCTTCTGCAGAAGCTGAAGATCCACCGCCTGCTGCTGGTGGAGTGTCAGCTCCTCTTGATAGAATCTCTTGTCGCTCTGAGCTTTCAGCGGCTCTAGTAGCAATGGTCTGATATTGTGTCATCAGTCCCATGCCGTCCTTAGCCATGACCGCTCTTTCAACTGCGTCGGGTTTATAAGTACCATCAGCCTCAAAAAACAAATCTCGGATAAGTGTGTCCAACATTCCTTTCTTGATGTCCTGAATATACTGGTCGCTGACGCCTTCAATTCTTCCTGCGAAATTAGCTACTGAAGCTTCTAGTGATTGATTAACAGCGGTTGTTGTTTTCGCTGCGTCATCTATCGTTTTCTGCGTTCTTAAAGCTATTCCGGCTTTATCACTACCAAACTGATTCTTCACAGAATCAAGCGCAGTGTTAATGGCTAGTTTAACGTTCTGATCTCCATCAGCATCGTTATATTCTTCCCATTGTTCTTTTGTAAAAGACTTCCCATAAGCATTCAGTAGCTCTTGGTCTTTGTAGTCTGATACTTCTTTTTGAAAGTCGAGAGCTGGTCTGCTTACCAAGTCCTCTCTCCATTCTTTACCTTTACTGAACGAGTCTATTGCCTGATAGAGCTCTGGCGGCATTGTTTTGAACAATCCCTCCATTCCTTCTAACTTCTTAGACGTTCCCTCAGTGGTCTTTTCAACTTCTCTTAGCCTCATCACCTCTGTGTTGAGACTTGAAAAATCTTCGATTCCAAGATTCTCCTTTAAATACGAATTAACCTGTTCAAGGTTTTCGATTTGCGGAGCTGGAGTCTGTGATTCAGGAGCTTTATCCCCAAGTTCCACTGGCTTTTCCCCAAAAATAGGGCTAGTTATGGTAACTTTTTCTGGCTCTTCCGCTGGTGGAGGAGCATCGTTGGCTGGAGGTGTGTTCTCTCCTGCCGGTGGAGCTTCCTGATTTTCTGGTACAGGCGGTGCTGCTGGTGTTTCTTCTACTACCGGTGGGGCCTCATTTGGAGGAGGTTCGTTCGCTGGAGGAGTATTCTGCTCCTGCTGTTGTCTCATCTCACCTAAAGCGTTTGCTAGTGCTGACCCTCCGCTCATACCCTGAAGGGCATTTAGGGCTGGATTGTTAGGTAGCGCTGGCGGTGCTGTCGCCGGTGTCTGGTTTTCTGCTGGTGCTGATGCCTGTGGTGCACTTACTGTTTCGTCTGCCATTCTTCTGATTATCTATTCACAAATATAATTAAAAATTCATTACGGCGCTGGGGTCGGAGAATTTTGTTGATTAGAAAAGTCCGCCATTCCCTTCGCGAAAATCTTATCTATCTCATGGTCTTGAGCTCGGGACTCTTTAGCGTCCTCTCTCTGCTCAAGCCTTCCCTGCTCCTGCTGAGCTCCCTGGACTGCCTGTTCTTGCGCTTGGGCGTCTTTCTGGGTCACTTGCTGGGTCGCTGCGCTGTTTCTTCTTTCCGCCTCAGCCTGAACTCCGGCAAGCCTTCTCATCGCTGAGGTTACCTGAGTTGGAGTTGATCGCCCAAATAGGTCGGTGAATGTTGTTCTGTCTATCATTTGAGACTCAAGGAAGATTGTGAGCATCTGGTCAGCCTGCTTTTTAAGCATTGCGTCTGCGTTCTCTCTCTCCACGAACGCGCGGAAGTCTTCTAGGTTCATGTCCTTAGAAAGCCTGATTACCTCAGCCGGTCCGTCTCCAACAGCTATTGATAGCGAGCGCTCATGCTCAATATAGTATCGTTTTCCAACTGTAGCGATGTGTTGGTACATCTGAACGAACACTCTAGCGATAGCGTCATAAAAAGGCTCTTGCATCAATGAACCACGCTGTATTAGTAGCTCTGTAACCCCAACAAGCTGGTCTTGACCAATCGATTCACCCTTAAGCCCCTCGTTAACACCTGTGGTGTTCTGGATGAGGTTCGACATGAGAGGAATGATGTTGAACATCTGGTGCACTCCGTTTGATATGGTCGCGTCGTATGAGCCCACTGAGTTCGGTATACCTCTACCTTTCGTTCGAACGGTAATCGGGTTACCCATGTTAATGTCTGCGTAAATCTGGTCTCTTTCCTGCGGGTTGATAGTGTCTTCATCAAGAATAACACCTGCACCCCCAGCATTGTTGAACTGAGACTCGATAACCGATAAAATTCTGTTAATGAACCTTTGAGGGTCAATAGCGTCGTCTACCGGGCTGAAGATCTCTCCATCAACATAACCCCAAGCCATACACTTGAATGGGAACTTGACGTTTGACAAATCTTGATAGTCAGTTTCTTGGTACGGAGAAAGACCCCACTCAAGAGCAATGTCAAATGTCTCCTGCTCGTTATTCGAATTGATTCTTCTCGCCCCAACAGTCTCCCCTGGAATGAATATGCAATATCTTAGAACATCAACGTAAAGCTTGCGCTTCTTCTTTCCGCCCTTGAACAGGACTCTATTTTTCGCGCTGTCTGGTGGCGCAATAAGGTCTTTTTCGGTCCACTCAGGCTTTTCCTGCCCTGGCTTTGTGAAGTTGATTCTAACTAGGTACGGATATCCATACTCGTCGAGCACCCATCCGTAGTCGTATCTATCAAAGTCCTTCCAGTACGTTTTGTAAACAGGGATTCTTCCTCCGCTGTTAGTTCTGTGGTCAACTCCCCCGTGCAGGCTGTTTCCAGGCTCGGTGTTGAAGTTGGTGTCGCCGTTAGACATTACCGACAGGTAGTTCTCTACAGCCTTTCTAGATTCGTGGCTTATTTCCTCCCATCTCTCGAAAATCATTGAAGCATCCATCGGCGTAACCGTGCCCATGAAGTTTGCGTCAGTTAAATCCTGCTTTTCAGCATCTCTATCGAAAAAGAATTGGTTAGACTTTCTAGTTTCAAACCTCTGGTGCCCTCCGTGCTGAAATGCCTCGGAAACAATAAGACCTGTTAGCCCCAGGTTCTGAGCGAACATGGTTTGCATGTTCTGAAATTCGTTCAGGTCAGCAACATACCTCATCAAAGAGTTCATTGCATCCACAAAGCTGTCTACATACAGATTGTTGTGGATTTGAGTAGTTTCCTCTTCGTTTTCACCAATAGACCTGTCGAACTGGCGAACAACAGCTCCAAGTCCCGGAAATTGGTTTGCAACGTCTGTTTTGAATAGCTGCTTGGCCAAGGATTGCTCTCTTCGGTTAATCGATCGTTGAGATACGCTTTTCGCCGCAGCGTTTACGCTCAACCTAATAGCGTTACCTCTATACTGCTCAATAATTGGACGGATGAGGTTATGAACAATCTGGATTCTGTTTCTGGTCTGCCCAGTAGTGTCTTTTAAGAAGGCTTCGAGGTCTTCGTCCTCAATCCATTGGTCTCCCTTGTAAAATCGCTTATTGATAGCGATAGACTGAAGCCAGTCATTGTGCTGGCTGTTGAATGCTTGTCCTACAGTCCATTTACCATAGTCTAGGTGATACTGTTCGTTGTTTGCCTTGTCGGGATAAGCCTTCTTATCCATCCGGTTTGGCTTGTTTGGTGTTGAGAGTACAAGGTGTGACATAACAGTATTCTTAGTTTGTTTGTTCGTGGTAATCGTCTGCTAATGAGTCCCCATCGTATTCATAGGCGTCCTCCTCTTCAATCTGTTTTTCTGTTACTCCGAACCCATGCTCTGACTTAAGCACAATGGCGTCTAGGGCTTTTACAATATTGTTTTGCGATGTGACGTAGGCGTTCTTCTTTGTGTAGTCAACCTTCCCGTCTTCGCCGACAAATGAAGCATCTGTCATCTCTACGGAAGACAACCTGCTAAAGTTATTTAATGTGTTCTCAATAATCCTTCGTGAGATATCCCTAGCACTAGGATTATACTTCGACATCCTGTCGATAGCTCTTTTGATTTTGGATCCAAAGTTACAACTAGCGAACTTATCCCTAACAGCAGGCTTCATCTGGTTTTCTTTTCCAAGGTGGTCAAAAGACCTCTTTAAAGCCTCTTCTGAACGAATTCTAGACCTTTCAACGTGAGATATTGGGCTCGCTTTACAAGCGAAGAACCAAACGAACAGGATTTCGGACTTGTTTAGGTCTTTCAATTCTGGCGCATCTTTGAGCTCAGGATAATCTTCCAGAAGACCTCTTTTCGTCTTCGGAGCAAATAATGATATAGACTCTTCTTTTTTTTCCATTTAATAGATTGGAACTCTCACTTCTACCCTGGTTAGCTTTCCGTCCTTGCCCCTAACAAGCTTCTGCTGAGTCTTGTATCTCTCCATTTCGGATTTGATTTCGAAAGGGGTTAGATGTTCGTAGCTTAGACTACAAATATAGGCAAAAACAATAGCAAACAACACATCATCGTGGTACTTCTGCGGGTCTACTGTCCCCCAGCTCTCGTTGCCTGATTTTGTGATCGTGCACACAAATGTTCTGAGCTGCACAAAAGGGGTGGTCATGTATACGCGGTCTCCGTACACCGTAAAGAACTCGTGCATCTTGCTGACAATGAATCTGGTTCTGTTCCCTCTGTTGTCAATTCCGTAAGTGTTCTGGCCGCCGTGGAAGGCTTGCGGAAGCTCCGTTCCCCACACCAATGAGTCCTCAAAGCCCTTTGCTTCCTTGTAATCGGTGTAGGCAGTTCCAATATTAGCCTCCACTAGCTCTTTTGCAGACTTGGACGACTCCGCCGAGTAGTATATGCCCAGCAACATGCACTGCAGGAAGGTGTACTTGTGGTCGGAGTCCCTGTAGTCCACAAATGCAGATACGGTCTTGTAGTGGGCATCAAATATAGCTGAGGCCATGTTCGAGAACCCGTTGTCTGACATAATGGGGTCAGTTCCCATGTAGTACCTGTGCATCCAGTTCTTCTGAGGCTCCATGAACATCGTTACGGATGCTCTCGGGTCTCCATCGTCTACCGCCACAAATGTAGCTCCTGTTATAGCGTAAGGCACGTCGCTGTTCTCGTCTGATGGTTTGGAGGTGTCGAATATCGGTTCGAAATACCCCTTCTTGGATCTGAGCCTATGTTCAACATTGTAAATCTTCTCGATGTTCTGGTTAATCCAATCGATTCCCACCAGAAGCTTCGATGAGGTCAGGAACATGTCTTCAACGATAGACGGGTAGTGCTGGCGGAACTGAACTCTTCTAGATTCCTTTTCCGGCCCTTCGATCGTATATGCTCTACGCTCAGATTCGTAGTGCTCCTTGGTAATACCTGGTCTGGTGGTCCAATCGAAGAATATAGGGATGATGCCGTATGTAAAGTCACGATTCTTCCATGCAGTGAGAGCCCGGAAGTATTCTTCCTCGTATGCCTTACCTCCTTTATCCATTTCGCCACCTGTACCCCAGATAATGATTTGACGCTTCATCTCAATCTTGTTTGTTTCCGGGTTCTGCCAGAACATGGTCGGACGAGCTTCCTTCATCATCTTCCCTAGAATGCCAATGTAACCAGCCTCATCAATCATAACGAGTTGAGGTGAACCACCGTTAATCGCTGCAACCGATGGAGCAACCACCCTGATGGATGAGTTCATTCCTTTCTTGACGCCCTTCTTGATGCCTTTTTTCCGGAGGCGGAACAGGTTGTCACGGTCGTTATCTACAGTAGGCCGGAACCACCTAGGGAGCTCCGTAAATGGATACTTAATCTTATCATCGAAAATCTCAATACCCGATTCCTTATCCATGGTAATGAACTTGAGGAAGAAGTTTCTGTTGGTCGTAATCTTCTTCAGGGCACAAGCCCCGTATGTCGATGTTGCTGCAATCTGACGAGGCTTACCCGTCATGCTGGAGTATCCACAATCGAACATGAAAGCGATAACCTTGTGCACAGGCTTGGCGATGTATTTCATGGAGCCGGAAGACATGTCCCCTTCCTTAAGCATCAGGTACTTGTCCATGAAGTAGAGGGTGTTTTCCCGGCACCGTCTTATTTCCTCGTAGGCGTAGGCTCTAGCATCTCCGTCGTTACTGTAGTCGGTAATGTCTCCGTTTTCGGCCAGCCAATCGGAGGCCTGCTGGCAGTACATCTGGAAAGGAACATACGAACGCATGTTCTGGAATCCATTGTTAATGCTGTCTATCCAGCGAATGAATTTTTCGTCGTGCTCGATGACACTATCAGGCATCCAATCAGACGTCTTGACGTCCTTTCCTCCCCTGTACTTAAATAAATCTGATTCTTGAAGCTTATCATAGGTCTCATTGTCAAGGATCTCGAAATCCCTGTGCATTCCTTCACCATCGTCTTCGATGATGTCGATAAGTTTGTCTGATTCTATTTGCTTCTCCGTTTTTACGGAGTCGTCGGTCTGGACAGCCCTTCTCTTACGAGATTTCTTAGGCTTGTCAATTACATCGATTCTGCCGGCATCTTTGAGCTGCTCTTCTTGCTCCAGGGATATCGGTAGTCCTTTGCTGTGAAGGTCTTCTATGAAGTCGAGATAGTTCTCTCTAATGACCTTCTTCTCTACTGCTTTCTGCTTTCTTTCTTCTGACATCAATACTAAATACGAAAAAAAGCTGTCCCCGGTTATGAGGACAGCCTTAAAACGAAATTACTCACCTTGTTCTCGTGCTTCAATCACATCTTCCAATGCGATGACCGCTTTCTTTAAGTTCGTAAACGTAGAGCGCTGTTGTCCGAAATACTTCTTCGAAAGCTTTACTCTCTTGTTTGTGTTATCGATCAAGCTTTTGTATTTTCTTGCGTGCTCCTTCTGATTGAACTTATGAACCAGGTCACGCTTGTTCATTAATGTTGAGAGCACATCTGTAAGCTTCGAATCATCCGAAACCATCGGTCGGTAGTTCTTCGGTGCTGCGATGTACGACTTAGGATCGTATGGAGAAATGTGTTTTTCGAAGCCCTGGGCTACATAAATCTCATCCAACATGTTTCCTAGTCCATTGATTGCCTTTGAGATGTTTTCCGGCGGACCGTCCAATTCAGGCATGACAAATCTTAGTGTACTCTTGCACTGGCATAACTCCTTCCGAGTCTCTTCTACCAACTGTGTAAACGCTGTTAATTTCATCTTATCTAATTTTAGTTATATAACACTAACAAATTTATTGTTTTTCTTCAGAATAAAAAATCGTACTTTTATCGGATTAAACATCTAACTATGCTAGATAAACCATTTTTAGTATCCGAGAAAGGCATTGGGTCACCAGACCCACTGAACATGAACAAGGTTGTGTCTTTCGCAAAACATGAAGATGATGGCATTCAGAGTGCCAATAAGCCGGGGAGGAATCAAATCCGATTCACCCGAGATGAAAACAGTGTCGGGCCTAAAGAAGTATTTTGGAAGTTCGAATCAGAAGCAGACCGTGATAGCGAATACGACAAAATTGTTTGTTTGGTAGCCACCCCAATTACGTAACAATTAAATCTATATAGATCATGAGTGCACTTGCAAAACCACTTATCCATAGCGTCAACGTGCTTTCTGGGCAATCAGACCCAGTAAATGTTGAAGAAATACAAACCATGACGAGAGTTGTGAATGACAATCCAGGTATTAACACTACTTCGGAATTTCATTTAGCTTTCGCAATGAGAGACCACGACCAAAACCCTAAGTCGGTGACTTGGAAGTTTGCGGACGAGACAGCTCTTGACGCAGCTTACGCAGCTATCTTGGCATTAGCCTCGACTGCAGTCTAATTTGGAAAAGCCATTTATTTGACATACATTTGTTGTCACTTGTGTTTTTTAGCGAGAACATTTCCCCCTGAAAGGCTTCGGCCTCAAGGGGGTTCGCTAAAAACAAAGATAACACTATGTTACTCGCTAAGAAAATTAAAACACATAGCCTCCTGCTCTCCACAATCGTGGAAATGAACGAGTTAAGAACCTACTCCTATTTTCTTAGATTCAAGTCATTATTCAATTCTTCGGCATTGAACAAAGGCAATCGCGCGAAACTATCTAGGCTCACCGGCCTTAGTGACAAGACCTGCAGAGTGTATGTAGGCAAGATGAAGCGACTAGGATGGATCAAGCAGAACGGAAGCGATTACGTTTTCATCAGCTACAAGGAAATGTTCATCAAGTACAAGCTGAACAAGAAACAATTCAATTACCACAAGATAATAAATGTAAGCTCCGACGACAGTACGGATTTGCTCATAACAAAATTAGCCTCCATTCTGTTGGAGGCTAACATTGATCGACAAATCTCTACAATAGCGGTCCGTGCAGAAATACACAAACCAACTCACTCACAATCGAGCGTTGGAAGACTTGCCACCAAATATAAGAATAAAGGGTGGAACTACAAGTATTCAACCAATGTGAGTGCGAGATTCAATGATGTTGTGCTTTCATGCAAGGGATTCGGTGGACTTATAGGCAGAGGAAGGACGGCTGGGAAGCTCCTAAAGAAGAAACTCGTAGAAATGGAGTGTATCACCGTTGAAACGAATCAAGTGCTTCTGAGGGACTTTAAAGGGCGTTACGATTTATATCTTCTCATGAAAGCGAGGTCCAAAACTCCGGAACGCATGTTCTGGTACAGTGGAAAAGCTTGGAATCGTGAGCCGGATTTCATCGCCTCTTTTAATTATATTGCATGAAGAAGAAAGTATGAACTTGCGGTTTCTTACCGCATACATTTAACAGAAAAAAAGAACAGATGAAACTATTCAAATTCGGAGCCCACAAGAAGCGGGCAGACAAAGCAGAAGTCATGGTGTACGAACTACGTCAGGAGCTTGTGCGTATTCTCAAGGAAAGCTACGAACTAGGTGAAGGGCTTAGAGACGAAATATTCATTCCTGAATATCTTGGCTTCCAAGAATCAACAATGGACAATGAAGAGTCCGGAACGGTCCGCATATACTCTCGAGACGGGTTCAATATCTCCCGAGCATCCCAAGGCAATACCTGGATCATGCTTCACCCGAGCGGGGCGAAGGTCTCCTTCACCATCGAAAAGATGTTCGATGCAATCACCGTGCTCAAGTCGCTTGGCTTGAACATCTCTATCACGGACTACCTCAAGCAGACTCCAATGACGGACAAGTTTAATCTACTACTACATGGACCAGATGCAGGAAAAGATTGAGGAGCAGAAGAGGAAGAATAACGGCATCCCTGGAGTTGTTCAGCAACACGTCGAGGGCGTGGCGAATAGAGACGGGGCGTTTGTGCCCATGGCTATTACCATCGGCTACTTCGATATCACAACCGAAGTACCTAGAATTCAAGTAGATATTAATTTTCACCCTTCATTAGAAGGATTAATCGAAGTATCATGAAAAGAGAATTGCTAATATTTTTAGGAGGAGCGACTTGGGCTATTTTTGTCTTCTGGACGTTCGGATTGCTGGTAGGACCAGAAAAGGAAATAGTTCACAAGGAGCCTGGACACTTTGTGGAAACGCAAGTTATACACGACACATTGTTCATAGTCAAGGAATGGCCACCGGTTTTGCAACTGACAGGGACAACCTATCAGCCTACAGTGGCTCAGTGCGACAGCACTCCATTCAACACTGCTGACGGTTCGTTCATCAACGCCGTGGAGCTCCAGTATAGAAAGCTGAGGTGGTGCGCCGTAAGCAGGGACCTGCTCAAGCACAAAGGTGGCCCGTTCGAATACGGCGACACGATTACCGTTGTGTGCGAAGAACAGTTTTACTGTGATAGGTGGGTTGTTCACGACTGCATGGCAGCTAAGTACAATAACTGCATTGATTTTTTAACCTGGTTCGACCGTCCGAGAATTGGTCGGGATCCAAATATACTCGTGTTCAAATGAGTAAGGAAGAGCATAAGCTACCCTTGCCCTATATCCAGCTATGGCTATCCAAGACAGAGAAGGAAGGTAGAGGGTTTGCGGTATCGGATGAGATGATGCCTCACCTAGACGAGGCGCTATTCTTTGGAAAGGATGACGCGAATCGCATTATATCAACACTGATGAAGCAAAGGGAGTGGAGATTCCTCCCCTGCACGGACATCGAGCGTATTTTATTCACGAACAACAAAATGTTTTAATATGGAATGTGTATTCTGCGGGGACGACTCGCACAGCTACAGGGACTGCCCGGAGAAGATAACTCCTCACTCGTCCCACATCTACGCGACTCCCATGCGAGACCTCGAGAGAAAGAAGGGGGATTTGATTCTCCCGCCGGACAAACGAACTACCGCGCCGAAAAGAGCTCGCATAATCTCCGTGGATCCGAGAATAGAGGATTGCGAAGTGAAAGAAGGGGACGTAATACTATATCCAGCGAACCTCGCCTGGAAAATGAATGATCGACTGTTTCGAATTTTCGAAGCAAACATAATGGGGATAATACCGGAATAGTATGAGCAAAGATTGGATCCAAATAGAAACATGCAAGCAGGCAAACGACCGAGTAGCGGCAATGGTTGACATTGAAGCAATGAAGGCCGAGAACCAGATGATGGTACACCTCGGAAAGAAGCCTAAATACGAATGGGATGACTTCAACGCCGTGAAGGTGCGGTACGACCTAGACTACACTGGACTTCTGAACAAGAAGAAGAAACTAGAGTAATGCAAAAAGGGGCCTAAAAGGGCCCCAGCTTGGTCGTGTTCCAGTCCTAGTGCTCAACCTCGGGTTTGACTTTGAAATCTTACCTCGGGAGCTCCGGTGTTTTTCCACCGCTGATCGCTTTCGCATCCACAGCTTACCACGAATATACAAATAAAAAAGCACCAACCAATGGCTGATGCTTCTTCTACAGACGTGTCGTGCCTATGGGACGTTTCTACGCCACAGCTCTAAGCTGAGGTGAGAAAAGAGGTATTACTTTTCCTGTTATAGGATCAGACTCTCGAAGTATACATTTATAATGCAGTCAAAACCAGTCGGCCCCAGTATAATCGCTTTACGTCATTACCTTTACACTCTTCCACAATGGAGATGAGGTTTGTCCTAGACGGGCAATACTGTTTTCTTGTGGAGCCGGAGGGTATCGAACCCTCGTCCAAACACCGTTTCTTCTCAAACGAATCTGGTGCAAATATAATAAAGTTCTCCGAGATAGATTCGAACTACCGTTTTCTGGCCCAAAACCAGACGTCCTGCCCCTAGACGACCGGAGAGTTATGTCGGGGTGACAGGGATCGAACCTGCGACCTGATGCTCCCAAAGCACCCGCGCTACCAAACTGCGCTACACCCCGATTTACTACAACAAAAAAGCCCCACTATAAATAGCAGGGCTCCAAAGTATTGTATGCGCAACTGCCTTCCTATTCGGTAGTGGGTTGCGGTTGTTGAGTTTCAAATGAAATCTTCTTCATGGGGCTAATGTACAAAAAAAGCCCCACATTCCCATGCGAGGCTTTTAAAATGATCGATAGTAAGTAGGCCAATACCGTTTGCGACAAGACAAATGTAGTAAACTTTTCTTTACAAAAAGAAACCCCTCTCCGAACAAGTCAGAAAGGGGTGTCGATTGAGGGCCCCGTGGGTGGGGCCTTTCACACACGGTAAATGTACGGAAATTTTCTTATCTTACACCTGATGGCTACTTCACAAAATCTTCGACCAATATGCGTTTACTGCGGTGAACCGGTCGCCCTGGCTTTAGTGAAGGATGGAAACAGACCTCCTGAGGGAGATAATTTCCTAGACTGGCACCATGTCAAGCATACATGTGAAGAGTCGGAGCAAGCCTTAAAGATCCGGAACGCTGGGAAGCCGCTTAAGGTTGTTTAGGCTCTTCTTCGAAAATTATAGTCGTTGTTCTGGTTACGCTGACAAGCTCAGCTTTAAGAAGCTTGTTGTAATTCGCATTCACCCCGCATGTGTTTTTTGGGTCGTACGTCATGTCGGTGGTCTTCTTACAGAATTCCGGATCGATTATGTCGGCCCTATCGAAAGAAACGAAATCAGGAGAGTCATATCCGTCAACCCCCCAGTACTTACCTTCGAACTTAGCTGCCACGCCTTTCTCGATGTATACGCTCTCAAACAGCATCTCCTTGCTCATCCTTTACAATTTTAATAGTGAATCCTATCTTCTCCAGCCCGTTGTACATCTTGCACAGTGGCATCTCCGACCCTTTCAGGTAGGAATTGATCTGCTGTCGGGACACTCCGAAAATCTTCGCGAGCTCGACATTGTTCATTCCTCGCTTCTTCTTGAGCGATCTAAGTATTTTTCTAGTTGTCATTATTTTTTGTTCCAGTCCATGAAGTCTTCAAAGGTTACTTCGTTGACGTTTGTAATATCGATTGTCTTCCAGGGAACCCCAAGGTATGCCCCCTGGTCTATGGCGAACTTAACAGAGCTTATGTATGGAGCTCCTTTTTTCGGATCGTTCATTGGAGCATAAGTTATGCAGTCTCCGTCATAGAACACCCTCTCTCCTCGAGAATTTAGAGTAGTGTAAAATACAATAAAATATCTTCGCCTCTTCATGACATCACCCCCACTTGTTTAAGAACCCGCTTGAGTTCGGATTTGTTTTTGATCACTCCCTCGAAAACCTTGTCCCTGATTTTCCAGTTTTTGCCTGTCTTCGAAATCTTGACAATGTTTCTTTCGTACATCGAAATAAGGAAATCGTCATCGTTCAAATCGACTGCATAAGACCCTTCAAACGGAGCTCCGGCTGGGAAGCCTCCCAAATTAAGGATGTCTGCTTCGTCCAAGTACTTGACGCGGATAGCATCATTTTCAACAGCTCTTACAACATCGCCTATGTACATTTCAGCCGGATCATCGAAATGAAGCTCCCCAGGGAAATCCGGGTCTTCTAGCCTCTTTCTGAACTCAGCCTTTTTCCATTCTTTTTCGTATGTAATCGGGAGGGTCATGTGAGCCATAACCCCCAAGTAAATCCGAGGCCTGTACTCGAACTCGAATCCGGGATGGAACTCCCCAATCTCTGGCACATAGTACCTCGAATCAATACTTGCTTTTGTGGCTGGAAGGCCTTCTTTTTCTTCTTTTTTCATATTTTTTTTCTTCGTGAGAAACTTCACTAATACTTTTATCTTCTTCCGCGTGAGCACCGGCTTCCGTCGAGAATGTTCTCATTGGATTCTTCATCTGTATCCCTCCGAGGGATCTCACATAAAACTCTTTTTTTTCTTCGTCAGTTATTTTATCATTTTTTAGCGCGGAGAAGAATCTCCTTCAGCAAAAGCACTTGACAACACGCATACAGTCATCTTGGTTTTTATCATAACAGGAACCGATGACTCTGCAGCCAAACAAACGTCTCCGTTTTTACGAAAAGCAATTACATAGAATCTGGTGTTTTCACTCGAAATAACAGCGTCGCAGATTCTTATTGAACCATCAACGCTGCCAACAACATCAATGCTGTAGCGGGTCATAGTCTTTTTTGGTAAAAAACGCCAAAACCCACGCCTCTTAACTTTACGATTCAGTAAAGTGATATTCACTTCGCTTACTTCAACTTGAGCGAGGTTGTCCTTGATAAACATCTCCTCATGGTGTTCATACTTTTCTTGCATCTTGTTTGGTTTTTCGGCGCGGTAAAAATAAGCCTGTATATCCTCGCGCATGTTGTGACTGTTATTATTCCTTGCCATCTGTCTCGACAAATTTACGTAAGTAATCAATAGGGTTCTCTTCCAGCACCATCTGCTGGAGGTGGTACTCCCATTCTTTCGGAGGTGTACGCCATTTTTCGGTCGGGAGCTTCATAGTAAAATTACGACCCCCAACTTTCACCGCGTAAAAACCAGTGTAGTTTTCCTCTCCCCAAAACGCCTTAGCGAAGTCGTGGGAGAAGATAAGGCCGTAGCAGTCCTCCGGAGAGAACCCGTTAGCCATTTGAGTGTTTCCTGTTCTGGTCTTCACCATAGCATAAACCTGGTAGAAAGTTCCGTTATCAACAACGCTAGGGCTCATGCCGTTCTTCAGGGCCTTATTAATGACTTTCTCAAGCACGCTTCTATCAGTCATCATAGCTCAATCCCCCAGTTTTTGAATAATCTTTTCAGATCTCCTTCTCCGTTTATAGTGTCCTCGTAGACACAAAAAGAAGGCTGTTTTGATCCAAAGTAAATTCTATAATACGTATCGATGTATCCGTCTTTAAAAAAAGAGAACACCCAAATCCTTGTATCCTTGTCCAGCGTTTCAATAGACCACCCACGCCCCTTTCCCTCTGAAAAAGAGCGTTCGAACCCAAGTCTTTCCCAGTTGCTATAAGAGTCCCAGTTCTCAACTGGCTCGTTTTCACACGCGGTAAGCCTAGAATCAACAGGACCATTGTCCCTGTCGCGCATCCGCTTTTCAATGTCCTCCTGAGCATTTGACATGCGAAGCGAAACAATAACCAAGCTCTCCTGAGCAATAGCAATCCTCTCCTGCGCCTCTGCTATTCTTCTAAATAATCCCATTACCTTGCATTTAATAGTGAACAACGAATGTAAACAATACTTTACACTTATCCTAACAATATAGTGTAAACTTTTATTTACATACGCAAGGATACCCTAGGGTCCCAAAACACACCCCCCTACTTTTCAAGATCCGACAAATGCTGCTCCGCCTCAAGAAGGGTCTCAAAAAATTTCTCCCGCATTCGACCATCCCTATACTTCTGTGCCTTAAAGCAATTTCCGTTAGTGTATATACCGGCGCTTACCCTCTCAAACTTCCCTCTAACAACCAAAGACTCCCCATAACTGCCGCCTTCAGTACCCTTAAAGTCGTTCGCCATTCTATTAAGCGTAGCCGGAATCTTAGGGTCCTTTTTAGCCTCTTCCATTTTCTGCTTCAGATCATCATAAGGAACATTCATCCCCTTCACCCTCTTGAACACAGCTGCACGGCTCACATCAAAGTGGTTCGCTATGTAAGCAACGCTCTTCCCCTGGCACAGCAACTCATAATCAAGAGGCACCTTAACATCAGAACCAACCTGCTCAAGCTTCTCAACGATAGAAGCCAGGTCAGTCGTGAACCACTCCCCATAAGTGCGGTCAGCATCAAACAACTCGTGCAAGCGCTTCTCAAGCTTCTCGCAATAAAACCGCAGCAACGGCCTAGTAGTATACTTCAACTCTAGCAAACAGCCCCCGGCGCACTGAAGGGTCTTCATCCTAGCGTGTACGTCCTGGCTAATCCCGATCTTCCTGATGCCAGCAGTTGCGTTCTCTATCACATATACCACCGAAGCCTTCTCTAAATTCATTGTAACTAGTTTTTTGGTTACAGCTAATGTAACCATTTTTTTAGTTACATAACAACTGTATAGGGAATATTCTGTCCGGAGGGTGAAAAGTAGATCGTGTGTGTGGGGTATAGTATAGATAAGACTGCCCCCACCCCCTAACGAAAGGAAAACAGCAAACGCATAGAGAGGGGGCGGGGGGTGCCCCTTGTTATATATCCGGTTTGGTTCGTGTGTTGCTCTATGCTCTACGCCTTGAGGCTCTAAGCGCTGGTGTCGGTCGGTGCGCTGTGTGTTTTTTTGGTGGCCTGTGTGCTCTGTGCCTTGCTAGGGTAGGGGATAGGTGACCTGCCAACCTGGCCTATTTAACATAATAAATATTATGAGACAGTATAGGCGCCTAGTATCTGAGCAGTGAAGGAAAGCGGGTGTATTTGTGTGCCCAACATAATAAACCCTACCTTCTACCCTCTCGAATTCCTTGGTATCACTGCCTTTGGCGTTATCCGTTTGTAGTCGTTTGTAGTCCTCTGCTACTGTGGCTACTATTTAGAATGGCTCTAAATAAGCACCTATCAATCATTTTATTGTTGTTTTGTTTGGTGTTCTGGATTGTTTGCTGTATGTTTGTATTGTTCGATTGAGACACACACACACACAGCCACTAGTATAAAGGCACGAGTCAATACAACTGCAAGACTTACTAGGGCGATAGGACTAAGACACAACGAGGCGATGGCCTTGAATACCGTTAACACTATCAGATTGAGTGTCACACAATCCAACAGGTACACGAATGATGTTAGAATCGTTCTTTGACATAGATTAACAGAAGCGTAGACCGCTATAGAGGAAGCCTCGCCGCTACAACTCTATAAGAAGCGTAAAACGTTAGTGACTGGGCATGGCAGCTAACTACCTGCAGGCAATGCAACGAAGCACCCTAAAGACGTCCCAGAAGCTACAGAGCTGAGTACTTGATACTCTTAATAACTAGCTATAGTGTTGCCTCTGTTAATTGTTAGTGAGTTGGTAGAAACTTGGTAGAGTCAATCTTAAAGCTTTACCGCGCCTAGGGTCATTCCAAAGCGCTCCAAAATTAACCCCGATGGGGGCAACACGTCAAGACAGCAGGCGCGTACCTAGTACGCCACCACTTGAGGCGAAGGAAGCCAACTGCACGAGTATAAACACAGACCGCGAAACTATGGAACTATCCTAATAAGGGTCTCTAAACTAAACTAGTAAACCGTTGACATCTCTAATGTAATAGAGGAAAGAGAAGGCGTTACCGCGCGAGGGTTCGAATCCTGAACAACGGCTATAAACAACATGTATGCACTCGACTCCAACTGATCTCAAAAACCAGGGGAACGTGCGTCCATTCAAATCTATACACCATGTCGAAAGATAAATTGACGAATGCCATTGCTAAACTAAGCAAGGCTAACAAGAAATGGCCATGCAATGACCGCGAGGCAAAAATTAACCGCCTAAGGGCTCAACTGCAAAACGCATGAGATTGACGCGTAGAGAAAAAGCACAGGCACTAAGAGAGGCCGTAATATTAACGGGCGGGCTCCTGCTCTCCCTTGTCCTAATCATAGCACTATGAAACCATATCTAGTCATCATACGCCTACCAGAAGGAAGGCAAGCCCGTAAATACTCAGGGCCAGCCGAATCGAAACACCACGCAATTTCACAAGTCTACGCGCAGTGGTGCCACATACAACCAAGTTATTCTAAATACACCACGATATGAACACTTACCAACTCAAACAAGACGGAGAACTGAAGCACGAAGGCAGCGAAAACGATTGCTATTACAGGCTGCAACGATTACAAAGTCAATCGGCTGACTGGGCAATGACCCACGAAGGATGGACAATAACGGTTAAGATTGACGAAAAGTACAAGAACAACCAGAAGATTCTAAAAGACCGCACCAAGTTATTCAATGAGAGACAAGGCCCACGAGTAGGGGATTATTTAGAACTACCCAACGGCCTCGGACACACTCGATTTACTCATGATTGGGAAACTTCAATGCAAACAGGCGGCGGGGCTGGCTCTTACTACTTAGGTGGTGGGGGAAACTTTAGCTATTCAGGCGGACTGGACTCAGGAATGAAGAAAGCAGACATCGAACCAACCAACGAAACAAAAGAAGGGCGAATGTGGTTCTTTGACCAAGGTTACGCAGGAGCTAATAGAGGGGTTGACTTTGATATTCAATTCAGAGTCTTCCGCCCTAAAAAAGGTGCTGACGTGTCAGGCCTTCCGCAAATCGAAGCAGCAAGAAAGCAAGCCATTCGAGACAGCGCCGAAACTATTACACGAATCAACGGCAACGGGCAAGAGTATATACTACCAGTGCCTGAAATATTACTAATATTACGAGACAGCAACAGAGCAAGCACAACGGCCCGATCGATTAAAAAGGCTACAGGGCTCACAATGAGCATAACAGCAGGTTACCAACTCAAAGTGCAACCGCTATTTATTAAACAGTGGGAAACCGTTAAACAAATGTTTTCCGCGCCTCGATTCAAGTCAACCTATTACAATAATGGGATGACTAGAAACACCACAGTAATAAAACAACTCTATTAAAACCACACGACATGCAACCAATCAAATTACTACCACTTAGCCAAAAGGCGCTATATTCTCAACTCTTCGCCTTCATAGGCTATTCAAACCACGACAGATTTGACAGAGAATCAAAACAGGGGCAGGTTACAGACACCGAAACGGGTCAAGTGTACACTCTAGCCACAGCAGAAGAGGAAGACGCTTACAAGCAAGAAAAAGCACGTTTTGACGCTATCGAAGAGGCACGGAAAGCAAACCTTTACAACAATCATCCGACGCCTATCATCGACTACAACAACCCAACAAGATGGCGCGAAGGTCTCGACCTGCTCAAAGAAGGTAGGCTAATTGAAATGTGTGAAGAGGCTTACTGGCACTTCTTAGAATGCGTGCCACCACGTCGGCAAGGGGGTAACTCTTATGTAAGCGGGGAACCGCACCACCACAACAGCGAAAACGAAGCCGTTTACCTCTGTGGTATCCAACGAGGGGAAAAGTATTACGCCCAGTACGGGACCGTGAAACAGTACGAGAAAAAAGAATTATTCAAATAACACCACGCACCATGTTAAATGTAGTATCATCAACAAGAGCAGGAGATAATAAGACCCGAGACGAAGGCATATTCCAGCGATACAAATCAAATCAGGCAGATTTTGAAGCCTGTGGTATAC